AAGCCCGGGACATCGCCGGAACCAAGTATCCCTACGGATACGGATGGCACGAGGAAGAGGTGGAACGTATCGAGCGCGTGGTTCTTCGAGGCCGCGATGCATCGACTCTTATCCCCGAGTGGTGCGAATGCACGGGCTACGACAACGCTGGGATTATGGTGCGGAAGGAGAAGTTCGAGGGCAAGAAACCCTGGGACCAGAAAGCACATGAATCCAAAATCTACTCCCGTTAAGTACGGTAAAAAGGTTTGGGTTTACAGGAACCTACGAAAAAATTGTCTGTCGGTTCTCGATCCCAAAACAAGAAAGGTGATTGGGCATACTCACAAAATCTTTCTTTTGGATGTCACGTTCCGGGTCAACGAAGCTGGACGGCAACGTGTCCTAAAGGAAAGACGGAAGAATGTGCACGCCTTTGTTGTAGGAACTGTCTGCCTAAAACTTAGAAAAAGTAGTTTAATCCGACTCTATTATAATCCGTATAAAAGTTACGGATTTGAGCAGGATCGTGGAAACTTTGCCGGGTGCACTAGATCATGGGCGCACTATGCGGAAGTTTACGCTAATCCGGAGTTGGGTATAAAGGCAACAGACGTATGAACCCTACATTCAAAAACAAGAAAGAGGCGGAGAGCATAGTCGGTACGCTCTCCAAACCTTCCAAGATGCCGGGGTACGCATACTCGACGCCAGCCAAACGCTGCCTCATCGGGCAGAAGATGCGGAAGGTGGCGGGTAGTATCTGCGCGTTTTGCTACGCGCTGAAGGGACGCTACGTGTTTTCCAACGTCGTGGAGGCGATGGAGAAACGCTTCAAGTCCCTGACTCATCCGCTTTGGGTAAGTGCAATAACTTACCTAATCGGGAAGACAAAAACCCACCACTTCCGCTGGCATGATTCCGGCGATCTCCAAGGTGTGTGGCATCTGAAGAACATTGTGGACGTGGCAAAGATGCTACCCCACATCTCCTTCTGGCTACCCACCCGCGAGTACGCGTTTGTGTCCAGCTACATTGAGGGTGGCGGTGAGGTTCCGGACAACCTGTGCATCCGCCTGTCGGCCCTGATGATGGACGGTCCCGCCCCTGTGGGGATCGCCCAGCGTCTTGGGTTGACGGTATCGGGAGCCAGCATGATCGGCAACTTCAATTGCCCTTCTTCGAAGCAAGGAAACAAATGCGGTGACTGTAGAAAGTGTTGGGACAAAAGTGTATTCGCCATCGATTACAAGAAACATTAAACGAGTGATTGTTTCACTCGTTACTGCTGCGGCAATCGAGGCTGTGCCGGAAGAGTTCTGGCCGGCTTGGATGCGCCTAGGCAATGAGTGGATTATTAAACACAGGGTTCTGACGTGTCAGAACCACGTATAAGGAGGACATATGAGTCTAATAAACAAAGCAGCGGTCAAACGCGCCGCCTTGGATATGGCATCGGCCAACTTCAAGGAGCGCAACAAGACAAGACTTGAGATGGGGCTTGCCCCTCTTAAGTGTGTCCCCTCTCGGGTGAGCGGGGAATTCATCAGCGCAATTGAAGGCCAGGTCGTAATCGCGATCAGCCAAATGGTAAAGGAACATAAGACAGGAGTAACCCTATGAGTTGTTATTGTATTGTAGACACCAAAACAAAAACCTTCCTATCCGCGGACGACACTTGGGTGTCGTTTGAAGATGGGATTAAAAACGACAGTATCCGGGGATACGTATCCGACACGGAGGGCATGGCCCTTCTGACGGCGGACCTCGAGAAGTTTGGTGGAGAGTCGCGTCTCCATCCGTCTCCCGAAGGAGAGACGAAACCCCTGTTCTATGAGTGGGGTAGCTGAGGTATTCGCCGGGCTCAAACCCCGCGTGGTATCGCGTTATGTCAACTACTGGGAAAAAATCAAACCTAAGAGTCGCGACGACGAGTGGCGATTCTGGGTGTTTTCCATCCTGGCTGCGAACTTTGGTTGGAAGCAAAACGTCAAGGCGTTTAAAGCCATACAGGATCGCTCAAGGTGGAAGTCTGATCTTGGTAAACTACAGTTTGAGTTATTTCAAACCAAGACCGGGTTATGGAAAACGAAGGCGATCAACATTTGGAAGTTTGATCAGATGTTTTCTGCCAAACCCCATCTGTTCGTTCGTTACGCCAACGAGCCGTTTACGCAGTATCGTGACAGGATTGCTGACACGGTTCCGGGGTTGGCGATAGCCAAGTCCAGTTTCTACATGGAGATGAAGTACCTTGGCGAGTCCGACGTGGTATGTCTGGACCGCCGGGTTCTGAAGTCTATCCATGGGAAAGACAGACACGTAAGCCGTTCCGAATACTTGGCCCTTGAGGACGAGTGGCGGAGCGAATCGCAGAAGCACGGAATCCCTGCTCCCGCAGCCAGATTTATCTGGTGGGATAATTTGCAGGGATTCAAAACAAGTCGGTATTGGAGTGAGGTATTAGAATGACTACAAAAGCAGTGAACGGAACGTTCATCTATGGCGCGGATGACAATCTCTTTGAGATTGGGTTTGACGCAGAGGTGGACGTGAAAAACAGGGCGGTGATGACCATGAATCTCCACCTTGAGCCTAACCACATGGACAACATCCTGCAAAACGTATACAAATCAGGAGCAGATGAAGCCCTTCGTATCGCGTTAAAGCAGGAGGAAAATGAAGTTTAGTAAAACCATACTTATTATTGTCCACGGTATACTTGCAGTCTGTATGCTTAACGGGGCGGTTGTCACAGCAGCCGGCCTGTACTATGCGGCCTGCACAGCCTATACGCTAACGATGAAGAAGACGGTAAATAAAATAAGTCCGACAACGAGACTTTAATAGTGGCTGTCTAGCCACGTCTCAAATTCGGCAAGTTTGACCCCGAGTTCCTCCGGGCTAATGATGCCCCTCACGCAGGCATGAGCATATTGCAGTATGTTTGTGATCTCCTCAGGAAGGACGTCCAGAACGGAGGGCTCGGGGTCAATACTTTTCACTCGCACCATTTTAACACACGCCGACAAAAAAGCACTATCATCACTTTAAAAATTGAACAAATTACCAACGCGACCAACCATACAATGTCGCGTTTTGTGTTTCTCATATACCATTTTGTCCCACCTATATTGACTTGGCAATCCCTTAAGTCAGCATAATTATGTGGGAAAGAAAATTGCCGACACCGGAATCAACGAACTATCCGACCAATTCCTTCGCGTGGTCTTGGCCGCGGCTGCGCTTGATAACAGGGGTGGAGAATTGACGGTCACCCGCAAGGCTTTTCACGAACTCCACGACAAGCTAGTCCAGGGATACCACCCCGAGATCGAGGTGTGGTTCGAGGACGGTGAACTTCATATCAAGACCGACTGGTCGGACAAACCCGTCTGGCCCCACTAACCGTGGCCCGGGACAAAAAGAAAAAGCAGAGAAAAAGTTTAATCGACCATTCCTATCGCCCCAGCCAGGGCTTGCTCATCAAGGTGGCGAAGCTGGCTAAGCTTAAGTAAGATCGTAAAAGCCCATCGCCCCAATTGCGGATGGTGACCCGGTCGACGTGAATGTGGCGAACGCAAGAGTTATCGTGTCACTTGTGCCAGTAAAGCTATTTCTCCCAAGCTGGTAAGAAAAGTTATAGTCAGCTACGATTATAGCTGGAGCAGCTGACTGGGCAGAGGCATCGAAATATCCCTGCTCAATTAGATCGCCACCGCTTATGGCTGTAGCCGCCACGTCGTAATCCACATTGGGGAATGCCGTTGTATTGTAAGATGCCCCGGTAAGCGTTCCGTTGCGGATGAGAAAGTACTCATAACTTCCGGAAGAGGTAGGTTGAAGATGGTACTGTGATGGAAGAACAACCGCGTTTAGTCTGTCTGAAGCCAACCGTATTGTCACCAGCGGATAAATAGTTCCGGCCACCGTAGCAGCAACCGTTGTTGACCGTCTGGCGATACTTTGGACTGACTTTTTTTCGTAGCCTCCGTTGGAAATAACGGACACACAAATTTGTTTCAATGAGCTTGAACTTCCCGTGGTTCCGGTATTTTCAATTTCAAACCGAACCGGTAGGGTCGCTGACGTGATATAAACCGACGTGTTTTCGTTTGCGTTATTAAACTGGTGGGCAATGATCGGATTTCCGTTGATAACAAAACCCATTACAACTGATCCTACACCAAGCCATTCGTACTCTGAGAAAAGGATCTGGGACTTGCTTGCATCAAGGGTTAGCCCGCTTGGGCCGGTTCCATCCAGCTTATCCCGGTTCCAGTCAGCCTGGGCCACCCGGGTATTGGAGACCATTCCAGATATGTAAGACCGTTTTACAAGGTAAAGGGACGTGTCGTCCTGCTCCAAATAGAATCCATTTTGGCTGGAAAAGTATCCAGCTCTTTGTCGAAGCCCGGTTTTTCCAGAATTAAACACAAACGTCTGTAGCACCTGCAAGCTTTTTCCAGGTTGGTAAGTAAAGACTCTGCGAGATTCCCGGTAAACATATTCTCCGGAAACTGTCCCGATATTGAGGGAGGCCGAGCTTTGATTGACAAGATAGCTTACGCTTGCCCCAGCTCCGTTTACAGAGTCGGCAAAAAAGCCGTTGTCCTGGTAGACGTGGGACGCGTCAAACAGCGTGGTCGGCTGCGAGATTTTAGTACGGCCAAATAAATCCCCGCTAAGGGAGTCGTCGAGTCTGCCGACTATTTTCTGTAGCGAGCGTACTTCCGTGTCTGACCAAAGAGGTCTATCGATCTCGGGAAAGTAATCGGGCATACACCAAGGCTATACGTTAGCCCTGTAAAGTAAAGACGTTATTTACCCAGGCCGCGACCCTTGTTATACACCTTTCCCTTGATCATGTAACCCTTTTGCTTGGTTACGGCAAGGGAAGGAGTATGAACCGTCGGCATCTTGGCGTTCTTTTGACTGAGGTTCAGGCTTTTGATTTTCATTTTTTCCCCCTGTTGTAGTTTATTGATGTTACTCTTAGATTCGACGAAGCATTGTTTCTTGGATTCCCGTCCCGGTGGTCAACGTCCTTGCCGTTAAGTTTCGACTTACCGTGACGCCTGGCCATCATCCGACGGGCCGCGTTGCGGGCCGCACGGTTTTTCTTTTGCTCAGGCCGGCTATGGTACTCGTCATACTCGGCTTTGTAGTTTCGTTTTCCAAGGGGCATTTTTAGAAAACTTTTTTCTTCATTTTGGATAGCATCTCTTTGATCTTCATGCGATCCTCCGGGCTAAGCTTGAGTTTCTCCTGTACGGATTCAGGAACTACTTTTTTATAAACTTCCTGTCCGACAGGATAACCTGCAACTGCTCCGGTTCCAGCCATAATACCCTTCGTGACACCAGATCCGGGAACCATTGAAGCCAGGGTTCCAAGAATCTCAGAGCCAGCAAGACCAGCGGCCATCTTCCCAAGATCATTTTCTCCGGCGAGAACTTCTCCAGCAGCCATGGCTGGGCCGGCGAACGGGACTGCGGACCCCACCTTTTTCACAACACCTTTTGTTTCGTTGAGCATCTTGGCCGGAATTTCCATTGGAAGGGCTTTAGCTTTTTTGATGTTCTTTTGTAGAGTGTCCTCGAATAATTTATAACGTTGTTCCTCAAGATATTTTCTTGCTTCCCCGTCTTCTGCAATATCTTTAAACAATTTATTTAAAAATTTACCATGTTCTTTGTCGGATACCCGCTTTGGGGAAATATCCATGATCCCACCACTTTGCGATCCGCTTTCTTCAACCGCTTTTTGCAACATCTGAGCGGCCATGTCCAAACGTCCCTTGTCCATACTATTTTCCTTTCGACTTGCCAGCCGCGCTCAGTGCGATGGCAATGATCTGGGCTTTGGAACGTGGCTTGCCGCCGGCTCCACGGGCCTTGCCTTCTTTTTTATTATCAGCGTAAAGCTCGCTGATGTTTTTGGATACGTTTTTTCCTAGGGGCATATATTACCTCAATGTCCTTCTACCTACGTTGAAAAATCCCGATCCAGTCGGGATTGTCGTTCCCGGCTGAACAACAGGTTGCGGGGCTGACCGCTTGCCTTTGACATACCGGCCAAGGGCCCTGTCGTAAATCCATCCGGACTCCGCGGCCTGGGTGATGGCTTGGCCGGTTTTGAGGGAGTCTTGCATCATTTGGCTGACGCTTTCGGTGGTCAATTTATTTTGACCGGCAGTGATTGCTTCGGGAGGGGCTCCCGCCGGAAGTCCACCCATTGAAAATTGCGTCAAGGATCCTGGAGCAAGGTTGAATTTCTCAACACGGGCGGCTTGTTCCTGGGCTGTTGACGCCGGTTTGTTGGTCATGATCGGGCGTCCAAAAACGTCCTTTCCGAGTTCTGCAAGCGGCGCTACCGGCTGTTGTTGATACCCGGCCAAACGATTCTCAAAATCCTGGGCGGCTCCCTGGGCGATCAGTTCCCTGTCCATGGCCATCTTTTGTTTTTCACGCTCATCCTGAGCCCGATTCCTGGCGTCAGCTTCAATCATCCGTTCTTGGCCGGATTTGGGGCGAAAATAATCCACAAGCTGTTTGAATCTGTCTTTTCGTTTGGCTTCCTGGTCAGCCTTTATTTGCCGTTCTTGATTGGCGGCAATATCTTCGGCGGCTTGCATTCCAGCGGCAGGCGCAGTGGCCGCGGCTTCTCCAGACAGTTCGGCCTGCCGCATTGCTTCAGGGGATTCCGGCATCAAACGATTGCCTACAAATGTCCCAAAATTATATTTGGTCAGATCGACCATTGGGTTAAACCCCTTTGCCGCAGGTATTAAGATTTGTTCTTGGGCCATGGCTAAGATATTACAAACACGGGTTTAACGGGTCAAGCGTTCTTACCCAGGCCACCCTTCTTTTTCCAGCTTATCCGTTCCGGGCCTTTCTTCTTACGAGCCGAGGCTGAACACATAGACATTGTCGGACGGCACGCCGGATAGCTGCCTTTGTTGGAGTCCGAGCGACCACACGGTCCGCCTGTTTTGCAGTTAACCCAGCCTTTCCCTTTGTTACGCTTGAACCATCCATGCAGGCCATACTTTTTCTCCAGTTCGAAGCCCATTACTTTTTACCCTTCCCCCAGTTGTCTGCTCCGACTTTACGGCATTTAACCAGCGCTCCGCTGGCATAGGCCGAGGGCCATACCCGGTATCTGGCTTTTACCTTTCGGGTACATGCATCGTCCGCTTTTTTCTTTCCAAGGGGCATATTATTTCTCCAGAATATCATCAACTCCGTCGTCGTCTTTATCCTTAAACGTACTTGGGTCTCTTGTAAAAATTTTCTGAGCCAGAAGATACTTTTCCTCCGAACTCATCTCTTTCCAATCCATTTTTCGCCCCTTGGGGCGCCACATTAGGAGCACCAAAACGACCGCTGTAAAAAAGAATACCGGCCATAACATTAGTATTTACCTTTCCGGCTGGACGGACTGGATTGAGTAGAGCCGCCTGGGCCAGCCCAGAGATGCTTGCAAGCCCAGTAACGGGCGCTTAGCTTGCTCCCCGGATTGGCGCAGTTGTGGCGGGCCCGGAAGGATTTGCGCGCAGCGGCCGAGTAGTTGTGGCCGTATCCTTTGGCCCCAAAGTGTACGAGGCGTTCTTGTCCGTTCTCGCAAGCTTTGACCATTTTCTTTTTGCCCGGACGTGTGCTGGCCCGGGGTTGATTGCAAGGCATGCTGGCTTTTCCTAGTGGCATAAATTACTCCAATCTTCCGGCGAAACTCGATTCAACGAATCTTGGGTCCAGGCTCGGCAGATTGTCGAGGATGTACTGGATGTCCTTGTTGATGCGACCAACACCGGATTTGTACTTCTTCAGGTTCTCAGTGAAATACCCACCGGAGTGAAGGCCGGTGACAAACTGGTCAATTGTCTTAGATCCAGGAACGTTTTTGTACCTGGGGTTGTCGCCAATAAATTTTGCATACTCTTCAAAAAAATTCTGGGGATTTTCAAAGGTCCTGAAGTTGCTCACCTCGGTCCTGCGGGTCGGGCCGTAACCTTCGGCTGACGCCATGGGTACGCTTGCCTGTCCGGCCCTGGCTTTGATGCCGGCAAGGTTTCCCTTTTTGGCCAGATCCGATTCACCCCACCCGGATTCGAAAGCCGTCTGGCTAAGAACAAAGCTGGGGTTGACCCGGAGTTTCTCAGCCGCGACCACGGCATTGGGAGCCTGATTGAGCACGTACTGAATCTTTTTGTCAGCTGCCGGCCCCAGTCTCTTTTTGATCTCAGCCAGTTTTTGGTCCATGGTCAGATCCTAGATTATTGGTTTTCCGGAAGCAACTCCGCCTGTTTTTCGACCAGGCGTTTGACCTGTGATTCAATCAGGGCCTTGCGTTTAATCGGGCGAAGAACCCGGGATACGAGTTCCTTGGCGACATTGGGGTCCTGGGTGTTGAGGATCGCGTCGAATACCTTCGGGTTGGACAGGACATTGACGATATCCGGTCCTGCCGCCGCCATCCAGTCGTACTTCTCTTCGGAGGAGAGGGTTTTGCCCAGGAACACGGCGTCGCTCATGGCCTTCTGGAACTGTTGGGGCGACATGCGTCCGGCGGCGTATTCAAGCTGGGCCTCCCTGACTGCCACGTCCGAGAGTTCGCTGGGGCTCCAGAGGATGCCCACGCGCTTGGCGGCAAGGAGGGCGAACACACGGGTTTCGGGATCTTCCGAGTTGATGTCAGCGCCCAGCGAGAAGAACCGTTTGGCGATCGGGATACCGCGCAGGAGCGGAATCTTGACGGGGGTCCCGAGCATGGATAGGTCAGGACGAAGAACTTTTCCAATTGTCTTTCCAGCTTCTGGGGACACGGCTTCAGCCGCCTCGGGGATCGAGGCCGCAAACGGAATACTTCTCAGGAAAGATCCGGTGATTCCGATCTTGGCCGGACGCCCAGCAGAACTTTGTCTAAACGCGTCAACAACATTCTCCAAGTCGCGAAGGGTGGCGTAACCAGGAACAACGATTGTTCCCGCCAGATTGCCGACAAAGTCGGCCAACTCCTGGACCTTGCCTTGGGCTCCGGGCTGTCTGGGATACACCGCATTGAACACACGGCGCATTCCGTTCATAAAGGCCAGATCAACTATGCTGGAAGCAACCATCGGAATTGCACCCAAAGCCGCGGTCATCGTGGCTTCAGCCTCGCTACGTTTGGAGTAACGGCTGGCTTCCACAAATATGGCAACCGGCAACAGAAAACCGCTGACTCCGTACGGAAGAGATTCCCAGCTAATAAACTTGGGGGTACCATCAGCAAATCGTCCGATCTGAATGGATTTGGGTTTGGCCCCGGCGGCAGTCCATGCCTTGCGCTGGGCCGCATCTTCTGGGCCATTGTAATGCACCATAAACGCTGGGTCTTCTTCACGGTCCGGACCCCAAGCTCCGAAAGCCCGCAAGATGGCGAGCAATCCCATGGTTCCAATATGACCGATGATTACTTTTGCAAGCTGGATATTGAAAGCGTTGGTTCCCGGCTGCGCGGCCTGTCTGCGGTACTTGGAATTCTTTTCGGTAAACGTTCCGGATCCAACCAGAAGACGCTTGAGGCTCCAGGCTGGCATCCAGTTAAGGGCCTCGTTGGTCAGACTGCTTGCCGTTTTCAAGAACTTGAAGATGGTGCGTAAAGTCCAATGACCGTTGGCAGCAAGGCGCTGGAGGCCAGCCATCAATTTTCCAAGTGAGCCCTCGAAGTCGTTGGTATAAGTTGCACGACGGGCAAATTCCGTGGACATCTCGGTGATGCGTTGGCCGTCTTCGTCGCGGCCCTGCTCAAGAATTTCTTCGATTCTCGCAAGTTTCTGAGAGGCATTTAAACCAAAGGTCTTAGCTTCCACTTCGGCTTGGGCGATAGCCCTCTCGCGGGCTTCCGGGGTGTAATTCAAAAGGCGTATGACTTCGGCATCCACATCGGCCTGCTCGGTGTATCGGGTAGTGGCAATACGATAAGCCTCGGCAATCTCCATGGCCTTCTTTGCCCCCATCTTGTTGAAAGCGTCGCCCATGGCCATGCCCTGACTGACCCACACGGCGGGGGTGAGGGCCGCGTTCATCACATTGCCGGTCACCGTATTGGGGTTCAGGGAAATAGTCATGCTCTGCCCCAACGGGAGGCTGATTTCCTGATAAGCGTCCTCGATAGGCAAACGACCTCGCTTGGCATTTTCAAACTTTTTCTTCATCGCCTGGAAGGTATTGACTGTGGAGAAATTGTTGGCAACGGTCATATCTGCCGCAGCCGACAAGTCACCTTTGCGAACAATATTCAAGGCTGTCCAAGCCTCTCCTGTCCCGCCAAGCCACTTGGGAAGTGCCACTTGGAACAGGCGGGCAAATCCACGGAATCCGCCACCAGTACCGGTCTTCTTGAACAGACCTTCGATGCTGTTCATCGAACTCATCAAAAACACATCCGTAGTCACCTGAAGTGTTCCTCCCCAGGTATTGATTCCGAGGGTGCTGATCGAGGCCAGCAAGTTGAAGGTTTGCAGGTCGACGATCAAATCACCCCAGGCGATCGGGGCCGAAGTCTTGATGAACCCAAACAGATCATTGAGTCCGCGCATCCGGATACTGCCTTCCGGCATCTTGGCAATTTTCTTGATCTTAGCTTCGATCTCGGCTCGAACCTCCGGACTGACATCCGGCAGGCCGATGGAGTCGCGGATAACCTGGAAGACTGCGTCATTACGTAGGGCGCCGAGGTTGGCGGCATCCATCAAGCGCTGAAGAACACCGCGAATCTTTCGGGTTTTCCTTTCCTTGTTCTTTTCGTAGCGAGCCAGGATGTTAGCTAACTCCCTCTTCCGCTCCTGTTCGACCAGGGACTCCAGACTCTTGGACAGGAATCGGGTGATCTCCAGGCGCTTGGCCTCGGACAGATTAGTCTCCTTAAGAAGAAGATCGCGAAGTTTTCCGGTGAACGTGGAAATATCTCCGTCGCTTTGGCGGATCAGTTGGCGAATGTTTACCGACTCCCCACCGATGGTGTTGAGCTTGGTCAACGCGGCTTTGAGCTGAGACTGGCTGACTGGGGCCTGCATGGATTTGTCGATCAGGTTCTCAAGCGTCTCGCGGACATCTTCCGGATAATTGTTAAGAAGTTTGTCCCGGGTCAAATCCCAGGCCCGTTGCACAACCTCGAAGTTCGAGATAAGCGCCTTGACGTTCTGGGCTGCCGACGGAGGAATTGGACGGGGAAACTTTTCCTTGAGCGCCGCCTGTTCCCGCATGGCGGGCTTGATGATGCGGGCCAAATAACGGAAAAACTCTTCTACCTTCGGCTCCTGCCCGCTACGAGCAGCTTCCCGGGCGAAAGCCTGGGATAGGATTTCGCCGATTGCGTCGGCCATATCCTTATCCGGGTCCAGCTTAACCTTGCCCCGTCCCCGCGTCTTTTTCTGTTCTTCCTGATAACCACGCTCAGCTTGCTCGACGGTCGGAGGCGTGAAGACCGGGGCATTGCCCATGTTCTGGGCTTCCATCTCAAGACGGTTCCTGACCACCAAAGCAGCCGCCGCGCCGTAGAGATCAATCTGGTTTTGGTTAAGACCCATCCGGGCGAGGTAGGCGTTGAGCACATTACGATCCTCGAAGATTGAATCGACCGCATTGGGATCAACGGCGTTGACTTCCATGATGTGGGCCAGGATGGCATCAGCCAGATCGTTGACCGCATTCTTGTCCACCGGGATTTCATCGTTAGGCCGTCCCGCCGGAGAAGCAGCCCCGATGCGGCGCTTGAACCGGTTGAGTGCATCCACCACGGCAGGGTTACGGTTGGCCCGGTTGATGACGGCGATGAGTTCGGAAACCCGCGGCGAGGAAGGATCTTTCGGGGCAACTTCCTTGAGAGTCTTGAGAAGTTTGTTGACTCCGGGAAGCTCGGTCAGCTGACCGACAGCCCGGACGGTGGCGTCTTCCAAGGAGAGGCTGATTTCGTTTAGCTCGGGGAGGAAAGGTTCGACCTTAAATTCGGTTGCCTTGTTGAGAATCTTGTCAACCATCAACTGAAGACTGACAGGATTCCCAGCCACCTTTTCGAAGATCTTAAGATAATTGAGCGAACGTCCGGCTTCGCTTGCGTACTTCTTCATCAGGAACACGGAAAGATCGGCCATTTTCTCCTGGGCCGAAACATCCTCAAGTCCGTCGGCCTCAATCTGAGCCGACTGAGCCTGTAGGTCGGAAACAACCTGCATGGCGATCGCAACTTCCAGGGACATCGGAACGCTCAAGCGATCCGAAAGCAACAGATTCAGACTTTCTTCCAGCCCATAAGTCTCGACAAATTGTCTGGCCTTCTGCTCGAGAACCTCCCTTGGCTGTTCCTGATACTCGGAATTTGCGCGCATGTAGTCCTGAAGCGATCCTTCGGGGGCCAGATCGGCCAACCGGTTAACGGCTTTGGAGTAGTTAATCTTCGGTCCAGATCCGGGGGCCGGAGCGTTGAGTTGAGAAACACGGCGGAAATAGGAGGAATAAGCCGGGGACTTTTTGATGTCGTGGTAGAGAAGTCTCCATTCCTGTTCGGAATACAGCCTGCCCTCAAAAAGAACGGGCTGTCCTCCCCGGCCTTCGAAAAGCTTGATGACGGTTTTGACAAGCCCGTCATTGTTTGATTTCCCCGAGGAGTAGACAGGATCAGTGTTGGGCAGAGTGAGGGCAACCCGGAAGGTGGGTTTGATTTTGATCCCCCTCTGTTCTTTGGAAATACGATGGATGCGGGGATCGGGGCGGAACCTGAGGGTAAGAGGAACTGTCTCTCCTTTGGCATCAGTAATGATCGGGTCGGCTGGGGTGATCGCGGAAGGCAGAACAACCGCACCGGGCCAGTTGCGTCGGGCGCGCTCAAGCGCGTGCTGGAAGTTCAACCCGTTCATTCCGTCCACGAGCACATTCCCGTCGCTGAATTTCACAACAACCGTGATCTCTGTCTTGTAATCCACCTCTGCGTAATTTTTTAACTTGGACCCATCGGCCCGGTAACCGAGATAAATGTCGGGCGTCAGAACATAGCCTGTGTCGGGATAGGAACGGGCAAACTGCACCGCCACGTTTTCAAAAATCTTCCTCGCTTTGGCGGTCTCATTGGCGGCAACCGCTCCCATGTAGGCGGCATTGTCCAGCTCGGATACAAATAGCCCGCGGCTTCCCGGGGCGGCAACTTCAAGCCTGCGATCCTTGGTCAGGAATTCAAATTGTTTGCGGATAGCCCGTTCGAGTTCGAACCGCTGTTCGGACTCCAGAGCGTCCCTGAAGTTAACTTGTGCGTCATCGAGACGCTCCAGGCTGATCTTCCCTTCGGTAAAATTAGCAGGGATTACGCCAACCCGAACAAGGTTTTCGATCAGGTCGTTAAGCGGTATTTTACGGGTGTAAAGGATCAGGGGAACAGCCGTCGGTAGCGACTTCAGACCTTGATCAAAGGCTTCCTTGCTTTCAAAGGTAACTTCACCCTTAAGCGCGGCGTTTTGAGGGGAGGTCTTAAACGCGCTGTAAATCTTTCCGTTGATGAAGTTTCTCTTGGCGTACTCCGGAATCTGCGAGAACGGAACGTTTCCGAAGTCGGCGAATCCTTGAATCGTAAACTCGTCGTTCGTTGCCAAACCAAGCCTGACCAAATCAGCCTGAAGTTGCTGGACCGGGATCTTGGCGAGGGCGTCGATGACGGCCTGGAAGTCCCCGGCCTGGGCGATGTTGGCGAACAGAACCTCAGAACTGGACAGACTCAAGGGTACGGTTACATCTTCCGCACCTTCCGCAACCTGGGGTTTTCCAAGAACCGTGGCTCGCAAGACCATGGCCTTGTCGTAAAGGCTCTTCCATTCCAGGTATTCCGCATAAAACGGATCCATTGGGAGACCGGTATAAACTCCGCCCCTGCTTTCTCCCAAAGATTCGAAGTCCGCCAGAATCCGCATCAACGAGGCAAACTTCCACTGATCGGACTCCACGTCATCGTTAGGGCCTGCCTGTTCAGAAACCCTGGCAAGCTCCTGGTTGATGAAATCCTTGAGAACCGTGTCTTGTCCATCGATGATGGCTTGAACTGGGCTTTCGACCGGTTCCGCCCCTTCCTGGGTGGTGGGAGCGTCGGAAACAATAAGCAGGGCTTCTCTTGGAATGGCGATTCTCTGTTCTTCGGAAAGAGCCGTCCAGATGTCCATGGCGGCGCTGTTGACGTCACGCAGACTTGTCCTTACCTCACCCATCACCTGTTCGGTGGCACCACGGAAAATGTCATACTCAATCTTGGTGATGATTCCGTTGGACAAAGCCGCGTCGAGGGCAGTCAACCACGCATCAGTGTCAACGGTCCTGCCATCATCCATGGCTGCCCGGACACCGAACACGGACTGGTTGACGTCGAAATCCAAGTAAAGTTCAATCTGCCGGTGAAGGCGAAGATCGTATTTATCCTGATCGTTGAACGGACGGGCCTGGTTCGGTGAGACACCTTTAAAGGGTGCTTCGACCGGCGTCAGGTCGGAATTGAGATTTTGCAGGCTGGAAATAGTATTTTTCAGAACTTGGTCGACGATGTTTTCAACGTTGGCCAATCCCACCAACTTGCCGTCTTTTTGCACAACCTTGAGGGCTTCCAATAAGGCGTTGAGCCAACGCATAATGGCTTCACGGATTCCAGCTTGTTTGGACTGAGAAGTTTGGTACACGCTGTTAACAAAGAGCGTAGTCCGGCGCTTAACGGCTTGTGCCGCTTCTCCGCTCAACCCCATCAGAAGTCCTTCTTCGGTGGTCATTCCAAGGACTTTCAAGTCCACGAGCTGGCGAACATATTCAAGCGCGACGAGCTGTCTGTTGCCCGCCATGGCATTGACAAGTTTTTGAACACCAGGTGTGTCAAGCGACAGGCCTCGGTTGGCATAGTAAAGTGATGCCACCTGCTGACGAAGGGAGGCTGGCATGATCAATCCAAGCCGTTCGGCTTCCACGCCGGGATCTTTTCCGTCAGCGCGTAGAATCTCAAAGCTCTTTATGTGGACAACTTCCTCGAAGGCCCCGAGCACAAGGAACGTTTCAATTTCCTCTGGTGTACGCAAGTTGTAAAAATCCAGCACAGAAGCGAGTTCGTCCGGATTGACAACAATGGTGTCCTCACCGTTTGCTGCTCCTGGGACTGCGAGCAGTGCATGCGGAGAGGTTGGGTCAATGACAATATTGTTTTTGAAGCTGGGGAACAGCCGCTTGACGATTGCCTTAAACTCATCAACTCGCGTCGTTGTGGCAGCGGGAGTCGACGAGGTCGGAGCGCTCGAGAAAGTCTGTTCTCCGGTAAAGAGCCTTGCAATCGCCGGACCGTCCTCGGCAGTAAGAGCTTGGCCACCACGGGAAACCACGGCCTGGCCGGGGCCAAACGCCACCGTAAACCCGAGAGCCTTGGCCCTGGCTTCGAGCGTGCCTGCCCGAGCGTCGGCATCGGGGCTCATTGTGTCGAACCGCACCACGATTCCAGCGTCATTGCCGCTCTCAACCACCAGACCGGATTCGACCAGGCTCTCGACGATCGGCTTGGCAACAACATCAAGCTTAACCCCGTTGGCGTCCAGCAGTTCATTGGTCTGGGCAGCCGCGTCTTCCGGATCAATTAATTCCGTTACGGCGGACGAGTTATCCTGCTTGGGGGTTTCTTTACGAAGTTCCGTTTTGGGCTGCTCGGTGACTCCTGGTTCGCCTGGAAGTTGTTCTTTTACGTCAACAGAATCCTCTTTAATAACCACCCCGAATAACTCGTAAAAATTTAAAGCTGGGTGAGGTCCAATTTTATTTGTCGTACCCTCCTCGTAGGGACGTAAATCAAATTCTTTTGGTTTTAGACCAGTTCGGCTTCTCCAAGCAGCAAACGTCTCGTCTTGAGTAGGTTTCCACCATTCCAAAGGTTTTTTCTCGAAATCTATAAAACTATTTTCTGCCGCTATCTCTAAGAATTTATCTACTTGATATCCAGCAAAGCCCATTAATTTTAAAATAAAATTGGCATTCTCATCACCAAGAATTTGATTTGAAAAAAGACCATACTGTAAAATAATAGGATAACCATTTTCATTTACCTCTGCGGCAAGATCAATTATTTTATTTTGTAGTTTTTGAAACGGAGAAAGTTCCTGTGCGGCCTGGGCCTGACGGCTGAGGATCGGGGTGGAGTTAACATCAAGGGCGGAGAACCCCGCACCCATGACGGTTTCCAGATTGCGGAGGCGGCGGCTTAGGCGATCCAAGGCCCACTGATCGGCTTGGGTGTCTCCGATATAAAGTTTAACTGCCACGTCGCTGGCGGTGTCCAAACGGAAAATACGGTAAATAACCTGGACGATTTCGATTGCGGAAAGGGGAGGAGTAATGATGTACATCGATCTGGGGCTGTCTCCAACCTTGTCGTCCATCTCGATACCGACTCCACCCTTGGAGGTTGTGGTGATAAGAAGTTGGGCATTCTGCTTGTTAAAGCTGTCGAGTGCCGTCGCATTGGTATCCGATTCTCCGTGATATTCGGCAAACACGATCGGGTTTTTGCCTTCCTTAACGCGTCTTTCGTTAATCGCATTCAGTTTGGTCCGGACAATATCGGCGGTTGCGGACACGCTTAGAATATTTTCCCGGGTGACAACATTTTGAATATCAGACTCGTTGACCGAGTTGACGACAAATACGACCTTCCTACCGCTGTCAATGTCCTTTTCCGCATTATCCAAGGCCAGATCGATTTTAAACTCCTCGACTGCGCGCCGTTGTTCCAGAATCATGGAGCTCATCATCCGGCCGGTCAGATTTTCCAGACCGGTCTGTTCCTCGATAAACCGCACGCGCTCTTTGGCTTCCTCGGGCAACGTCACATCCACCCGGTTTACCTTCACACCTTCCAGGGAAAGGGATCGGGAGGAGAGATATCCATGTGCGGCCAGGTCTGCAATCAGCCTGTCGAGCATTTCGTCGGCTTGCTCCTGCGTATATTCCGGAGCCAACTCCCAGGTATATTTTGTCTTGCCTGCGCGGTAAACCTTGGTCATGCCAAGAGCCGTCATCAAATTGGCCTTTTTCTCGTCCAGCGATTTTCCGGGAATATTGTCCATCACACCAAGTCTTTGCAGGGAGAACAACTGGTCGGGCGTTTCGATAGGAGAACCGGACGCAAAAATCACCCGACCTGCTTTCATAGAAGCTTCCAACGCCTTTAAGATTCGGGATTCCCCCTTACCTTTTTGCTTAGCCTTATGGACGTTTCTGAGTTCCTGATGCTCGTCAATGATCAGGATGGTATTTTCATCCATGAATGGAAGCAGGTCTTCCAAATGCTCATGGGTTGTCACCAGCATGTGGTCGGGGCTTAAAGAATCCTTGTCTATGGGTTTTTCTTGTGTCCCACGCAAAATCGTCGGGATATCGAAAGCTTCATTTCCGACGGCCTTAGCCAAAGTCCCGGCAAACTTTCCGCGTCTCCAGTCTTTTTTGGGGTCCATGCCCAGCGCCTGCGTGGTTGAAGCATAAACAACCTTGTATCTCTTCTTGGGGTCGTTCATGTAATGCTTCGCGGCACCGCAAAGAACGTAAGTTTTTCCGGTACCGGGCCCCGCAAACAAACCGAAAGCCCTCTGGGCCGTTGTCTCCAGCTGCGAGATAATCGATCCAAGATCGAATAACTGCTCTTTTTTCAGGATATTTTTAATACCCTGGGAGATTTTTTTGATTACGCTGGGGTCGCGCTGGCTGGTTCCTTGGCCGCGGGTGAAGACGAATTTTTTCGGAGTGGGAGTGCCTTTTTTGACAGGTTGAACTGCCGCTCCAGCAGGTTCTCCTCCGGGCTTAACACCAGCGAGTCGTCCTGTTTGAACAGCTCCTGTAGGCTTGGGTTCACCCGCTTTAGCGGGTCCGGCATCGGCACGGGGCTGTGCCTCAGGTTTTCCTGGAGCAGTTTCTGTCCTAAGCGCCGTCGATCTTTGAACTCCGGGCTTTCGGGTTCTGGAGTTTTGTTCTGCGGCTCTGTTAGCTTCTTTGATTGTTTCTTCTTCTTGTTGGTCGACATATCCTGCCTCCTTTTGTGCTCTTTTGGTTACGGAAATAAGAGTATCCCTTAGATCCTTAACAGCTTTGATTTTCTTTGAAACGTTGGTTTCACCTCCGCTTTGGTTAAACTTGGCGACGGCGGCTTCAATCTCCTGTCTGAACCCATCGAGTTGTTGTTGGGAAAGGCTGTCAGCGAACGTCTCGAGTTGAACATCCGTATCGGCCAACAGATTGGCCGGATCGGTCTCTTCGGAAACGCTGGCGGCAATCATGCCTTGCAGATAGCTTTTGATCTTGATTGCATTGTCGGCATCCCGTGAGACGGTGATTCCAACAATCGGACTACCAGTCGGAGCATTGAGCAACATGTTGTAGTCGGAAGGCGTGATATAATCCAAGGCCAGAGCTTCCTCGATCTGCTTAATGACAAGATTGACGTCCGAGTCGGAAATATCCTGGGCGTCCATTTTCCGATCGGTAACCGGTTTCTTGGGCGTGGCGACTACTTGGGTGACGGCACCCTGAGGCGTTTGAACCTGCACAGTCTGAGCCACCGGAAGAGTTCCGGCTTTTTGGCGGGCTTGGAATTCCTTTTGAGCCAGAGTTTGGAATTGTTTGCGAAGAACCAACTGGCGACGGACAACGGTTTGCTGGGACTTATTGATCTCAGCGGCAACCTGCTTTGAAGTCTTTAAATTTCCGCCCTCATAAGTCGAGTCAAAAATAGCCTTGTCTTCGTCGGTCGGCAGACTTTCCCGGAACTGGGAGCGTACTTCCTCAAGCAAAAGTCGCTTGGACTCCAGCTGGTCTGTTTCGGTTCTTTGACGTTTGAGGTTTTCATCTACCTGATCGGAAACCGATTTCTCTTTCGCTGCGGCTTCTTGTCGTTCCGTTTCCCTGCCGACAGCTTCTTCTCCGGCAGTTTCGCCCTCACCTGCACCCATCTCTTCTTTATAAGGAACCATGAGGCCCCGTTGCTGTTTTAATCTTGGCCACGCTTTTTCGATAAGTTTTGATTCGAGCTGGTCGAGCGCGGTAGACAAATAAAATGGCGTCTTGCCTTTACGAACGTACTCTTGAAATCTGTTCCTCAAAGCCGCCATCAAATTCGCGGCAAAATCGAATTGTTTATAAGCCGCATACTTCCTGGATTCAAAAATGCCTTGCTTGGCCTTAATAAAGGCCTCCACAGTTTCTGCGGCAGTCAGCAGAACATCCCCTGTGTTTTCATCAATCGCCCCGATATCCTTCAACATCTTGACGGTGGACTCGTTATTCTTATCGAAAACCTCCCAGAATAATTCCCTGTTTATCTCCCGCTCACTTACTGGGGTGTTCTTCAAATAAGTCATCGTTTCCCCCTCTGGATTGAGTTCGGGAATCGTGAGTGTATCGCTCAAACTTATTCTGCCTTGGTTTAATTTTCGGTCTGCGTCGGCTTCTTTCTCGTCCAAATCTTTTTCTTTCTCCTCGGAAACCCGCGCAAAAACCTCGGCTTTGAGGGCATTTGCCCGTTGACGGAGTGCGGTGGCTTGTTGCTTTAGAATTTGGGCCTGTTCAGGAACCGACTCCTCGGCTTCCTTGTCCAGACGATCGGCCTCCGCCAGATCGAAGCGGATCTTCGGATTGTTTTGAGCGCTGAAATCCAAGGCAAAAAAGTCATCGATCTTTTTCTGTTGAGCCGCTTCGATTGGTGTTTCCCCGATATACTGTCTTTCAATCTGGGCTATCTCCCCGACACTTGTAGCTTTGCTTAGGTATCGTTCGTAAATATCGTCCAATTCACTTTCAGTATACTTTTTAGTGTTCCGGATTCGGTCAAGGGCTTCTTCTTTGTCGATTGAGAAGGCTTCTTTAGGGTCATCTTCACCTAACCAGACCGGGGAATCCTTATCCCCGGTCCTTACACCAAGAATCAAAAGATCACCTGTGGCCTCATCAAGTTTTGTATAAACATCGCCGCGACCGTCAAGCTGACGGGCTAGGGCTTCTGTCTGTGGGCTTGCCTTGAAACGTATGGTTTTCTCCCCGTTTCGGCTCATTCTGTCCGCAAGATTGTCGTAAATCAAAACGGAGTTTTCCGCTTTTTCAACGTCAAATTCAAAGTTAGGAACTCCGACAATGTCTTCCTCTCCTTCGACTTCGATTGGTGCTCCTGCCTCGGGTTCTGTGACTGATGGGGCGGGGGGCTGGGTTCTTTTTGTTTCGGCATCGTCCGCAAGTTTTTCCGCCAGCTTGTTGGCTTCCTCGTCTACTTTGGCTCCGGCATCCCCAACTTGCTTGGTAAGTTCTTGGTGAGTTTGCGGAGAAACACTTTTGTCGACTCTATCTAACGCCGCTTTTTTGGTCACGCCGTCAAAAACTGTGTCAAAAAGAGGAACAAAATCTTCTCCAATATTACCCCGCAAATCCTGCAATCGTTCGTTCTTGTCTTCCTGGGATAGATTCGGGTCGTTCAAAACGGCCCCAATTTGTTCCCGAAAAGCAATCGCCTTAAAAAGATTTACCTTCTGCTGTAAGTTAACGTAATTCTTGCGGAACCCCAAAGAACGCATCCCCAAACCAGCACCGGCAGAAGCTGCAAAAGATTCGGCGGCGGTAGCCACCGGATCTTGTCCGCGCAGAATGGCTTCAACTTCCTCGGAAGCAAATTCTCCCAGGGTCATGGCTGTAGCGCCGAGGGCAGTCTGAGCGGCTGCCCCGGCTAAAGGAGCATTTTTTGAAATTGACTGTTTTGCTATTCTCCGCGCCAGGGTGTTTTCTAGACTTTGTTCCAACGATTCGCCAACACGCTCGGCCCCATACAGGGTAATGGCTTCAGTGCCAACATCGACCAAACGGTCATACCAAGGAAGATCCCGTTTGTCGCTTTTAAGCGACTGACTAGCCCCAAGAATACCGTAAGCCGTGGCCGAAGCTGCTTTCGGGCCTTGAATCAGTTTGCGGGCCAAACCTGTTCCCAGCGCAAATTGTCCAAGCGAGCCGAGTACTGATCCAGCCAAGGTGGATTTAAGATAATCCGTAGTGATAACTTCATTAATTGCCTCGGTTAAAGCCGCTCGCTTTGCCACCTGATCGGGATTTTTTTCGTCGATAATAATATCACCGATATTCACGAAGGGTACAAAAGCATCGCCCGTTTTTACCGCAAAATTTCGTAGGCCGGCTGTACCAAAAGCTTTTGTTTTGTCGTCTTTAAGATCGTTTAAGTATTCCTGGGCGCGCCCCAAAGTCATACCGACTGCCGGTAGTTCTCCAAGTTTCATGCCAACCTCAACAAGATCGCCATCCGGTTTGGCAATCTCCTTGCCTTCATCCAGATCCTTTTTGAACTGGGCTCCTTTGGTCATGGCAAAACGGATATCGAAATCGTCCGTAAGATCGCCAATGTATTGGCGAGCAATCTGAGCCTGGTTCAGGGCTTCAATGTCTTTTTCATCGAGGCCCTGGGCATAACGGGCTCCGACGGCAAACTGACGGCCCATTGCCTTGGCTGTCCCCCAAAGCTGTTGAAGAGCGGATGCCTCCTGGCCGGTGTCCTTCTTGATCTGCCCCATTTCCTTGAAGTAATCAGAAATGACCTGTTGACTACCTTTCTCGAAGGTAGCGGCGGCTTCTGGAGATCTGTCCGTCAAAACCCTAAAATTAAGAAGCCCGCCTTTTTTGGTCGGGTTATCCCGGGCCTGTTTCATCACGGCGGGTAAATCGCCGATATCTGAAAGCTGGGTCAGGTCTCCGGAAAAAGTGTCGCTAGACTCGTTAAGCGAGAGATCTCCGGGTATAGCAATGACCTCATCGGTGGATTCGTCAATGACGATATCTTCGGGGTCCGATTGATCAAGTAGCGGATTAAGGGTGTCTTCGGGGGGCATGGCGAAAAGTCATTTATTCCTTGGCGCCAGCCACATTACCAGAGCTTGTTCCGTTTGTCTTCAAATTTCTGTAGTTGAGTAACCCTGCGTATCCGCCAAGTTTGGCAAACCTCTCGTCGGCGTAGTCCCGAACGCTCATCTTTACAGAGGTACCATCTTTTCTCTTGACATTTATCATTTGGGATGGGTTGGCCAAAACCAAAGTTTCAGCAAGAGTTTGTGCCTGCTGGTCCAGTCCGGCTTTCGCGAAAGGACTTGTGGCGCGTGTCGGAGTCGGAGCCGGGGCTGTTTGCACAGTCTGCGGTGCTGGCGCGGCGGCTGGGGCTCCCGGTTTGGCGGCCCCGGATAGTAATGCTTCAATAGGATCATTGGGGGCGTATCTGGCCCTGTTCCGGCTTCTCCAGGCTTCGTTCTCTTTCCGGGCTGACGTTGTAATAGTTCCGTCCAAAGGATCAATGTGACCGTCTTCTCCAATAAAATCCTTTAGGAAGGTGGGGGGTTCTTCGATTGCGGTATCCGGGAATCTCTGTTTTAACGTCGCAAGCATAACTTGGTTCTGCTGGTTAGTCATATCGATCCATTTGTCAGAACCTCTTTTGTAAAACTGCATACCCAATTGCGTTATCTCATCCTGAAAAGCCGCCGAAGTGGGCCTGACATCCGCCGGATAAGCTTCCAAAACTGCATTAAACTTTTCCTGCGTCTCCGGATCGGCTTTTTTCAACTCGCCGAGAATACCAATCTGGTAAAAATTCCGGAAGTTTTGTTGGCTTTTATCGGACCGAGCAGCCTTGAATTGGTTGTTAAGATTCTCGATCGAATCCATGAAATACTTGCGTGCCTCCGGATCGTTGTTACCGATTGAAGCGTAACTCTGCTGGGCGCCGGACAAAATCCCCTGAAGCTCATTGGCCGTCAAAAGCTGAACAGGAGTTTGCTGAAGCTGGGCGGCAAGACCGTAAACTCGGTCGTTGGTTCTGAGGTTGATGGTTTCCTGTTCTAAAGCGCGCTTCGTATTGACGGCTTCCTTCGCGGCTTTCTGCGCCGCAAGGGTTGCGGCGGAGGATTGAAGCATGCCGGAAGCTCTTTGGTTTGCCGCCATGATTTTCTCGGGATCGCCCGAATCATAAGCAATCTCGAGTTCTGCCTGCATGACGGAAGAGTTCTCCTCCATCTGGCGTTTGCGTGCTTCTTCCTGAGCCTTGATGGCCTCTTTCTGCATGTCGAACTGAAGCCGTCGTTCAGCCAGGTCGTCGGAAAATGACTTTTGACCCTGCGACAAACGGTATTTTTCCAGATCCGTGGCGTACTGAAGCTGTTGGTTTTCCAACTGCTGAGACTGCAAGTCCCGCTGGGCCGCATTATTCTCCCGTTGGGCGGCAAGCTGGGCATACCCGAGTGCGTTGGCGGAAGTGGCGCGATACGCTTCAAGGCTGAGTTGTTGACGCTGACGAGCGTCTTGCCTCAGGTCATTGAGGAATCCTCTAACCTGGCTTACGTAATCGGGGGCGTTGGGGCTTAGGGGCATAAATTAGGCAAAAGGATTATAGGCTGATCCGGTGAAGTAGTTGCTTTTTGTTCCTGGGAGATATGGTTTTGCTGTGCTATAAGTTCCAGGTTGGAATCCAACATACATACCTTTGGTAACGTCAAACATGCCCGGCCTGGGCTGATTCATGTAATCCATCAACAACTGCTGGGTAGCCAGCTGTTGATTGATCGAAGCCTGCGACGTCGCGGTATCAAATATCTGATTGGGCGAAATCTGATACTGAGCCGCATAACGCTGTTGCATAATCTGCGGAATGGCCGATGCCATCTGCTGGGCTTGCTGTTGAAGACCAAGCGACGTTGTAAGAATATCCCTGGCGCCAAAAGCACGTTGAATGCCCCCGGCACGACGACCTCCACCGACGCCAAGACCCGATCCGTACCCAGATTGGGCGATTGAGCGCTGGGTTTGGGCGAGAACACTCTGGGGTATTTTTCCAGCTGCGTAATCGGATGCAGACTGCGATAGGGCACGAAGGGTGGCTTCTTCCCCGGGAGTCGCTCTTTTATATTCCTCAATAGTCGGTAGGTTGGCTTCCTGCACACGCTTGCCCATCTGGGTGTAGTCGAGCTCTAGTTTCGGAAGCTCGGGAAGTTTTCCCATATAAAATTCTACTTCTGTCGGCGGTAATACGGTCACGTTTCCTCCTCCTCCGCCCCCATAACTTACTCTGGAAGTGCTAGGACGGCTTCTTGGTTGATTGTTTAATCCCAAATAATTTCGCATGGCATTGCTTCCGGTAGACAATCCGGGGCCGCTGGAATACATGGTATTAAAAGCACTTTGACGACCCATGAAATCATTCCACTCTTCCCCAGGCATACGCGGAAGAGATCCAAAACCTATAGCCCCCGGGGTCGTTGCGCTTTTTATATCCTGAGCGTAACGGTAATCTTCGTAGGATTTAAATCCGCTAAAACTTCCTGGTCCTGAGCCGAGTTGCGGAGTGTATCCACCAAAAACATTGGAGCCTGATGTGATGGTAGCCATAATTATGCCATGTTGGGGATTTCACCCATTGCGAACATTTCCATTTGAATCTGGGGTCTGCCAATCGCGGAACCCTGCACCTCGCGGAGTTCCTCGCGCAGAAGGTCGAGAGCTTTGGCCTCATACTTCGCGGCTTCGTCCAGGTTATTGTTTTCTTCTTTTTCGATGGCGATCGCCATCATTTTCAAAGCACCTAGATTGGTCACGATCAAATCGTCGTCATCGGATGTAACGGGAATAAACTTCCGTTTGGCAAGTACAGTCACAGTGGTTCCATCACTGTTTTCATATCCAGGGATTGCATACCGGCGATACATGGGGAGCGTCTCGTCGGGGGCCAGGATGGCAACGCAAGATTCCGAACCAGTGATGGGATCTACTGCGTAGACACGGACCCAACCCTTCGTTGCAGTTTTGTTTATGGCACCGATGGAACGGAAAGCATTGACTGTAATGCGAGGGAGTTCTGTAAGCGTTAATACGTCTGGATTGTCATATCCAACTTGCCACGGGTAAGCAGAATTCGAGGGTGAGGAAGTCTCTACAGCCCCGTCGGGGTCTAGAAATTGCCAGATAGACCCATCATTCACTATAGTCCAACCGTTTAAATTTTTATAGGCTGGCTTTGAATTAATAGTTGTGTAGAAAGCGTACACACCATTTGCTTCGACGACAGCAGTCGCAAACCCAGAGACCAACACACTGGAATTTCCCGACCCGGCGCTAAGATTCAGCCGCTCGCCGTCAATATACTCACCATCCTCCTGCGTGCGGATGCGGTCGTTGTAGGTGTCGGAACCACGGAACAAAATCGTAGATGTCGAGTCCTCAGTCTGATCGGTATAAACTTTAAGATAACGCTGATCTGGAAGTTCGCGGAACATGGGCACATAGCCCCGATCAAGCAAGCGTTTCCAATCACCAGCCGGGGCGATTCCTGGGCCGTTGTCCATAAACTCATACCACTCGTTGTAGACTTGTCCGGGAACCTGACCAAAATTGTAGCCCACGATAGATTCAAATTCGCGAGGGAGCGTGATGCACCCGCCGTAAACACAGACGGAATAACGTCCGTAGGTTCCGGCATAAAGCCCCTTGTTGAGCAAACGCTCCTGGGCCTCATTGGTGCGGGCCAAAAGCTGAGGGTCAGTCGCGCACATTCCGTTCTGGGTGACGCGGGCCAACTGATCTTTAACCGAACCGTAGGTCCTCCGGATCATTCGTAGTACCCCACATAAACTTTGTATTGCGTTCCAGCCGGAGCAGTAGGAGTAGTCGGGGTAAGCTTGGTAATCCCATCCACCACATACGTTGTGTTGCCGACCCCCCACGGGGAGGTGATCGTCGAGCTTGAGGAAGTCAAAACCATGTCCCCAAAAACAAACGGGGTAAACTCTTCCCATTTTCCGGCAACATAAAGCTTGATGGATTGCGGATCTCCGTTGACGTCGGAGGTGGTTTGAAACCACACTTTGTTGTTGTCTTCGGAAGCCGGAGTTGTGCTGGAAACAATGATTGTGTTGAGGGAATCGTCGGAAATAACCGTCAGGTAGGATTGGAACAAATCAAGTAGGGCCTGTACATTGGCCGGATATCCAGTATTTGAAGGAAGGGTTCCGGCAGTTAGGTTATAAACAGCCATAGCTTCTTTAGATTAACGGCTTAGGATTTTGTGTCAACATCAGGACTTAGTTGTCCAATACCCAACATAAACCTTGTATTTAAAACCCTCCGGGGCTGTGGGTAGCACGCTAGGCACATAATTCGCAATACCGGTGTCTCCAAAAGAATAAGTATAACCGCTTTCACCCCAGGGCGAATTGACGGCTTTATTGGCCTCAACCAGGATCATATCCCCCTGTTTTAACTGGGCAAACTCTTTCCACTCCCCATTTGAGTAGAGCCTGACAACTTTGGGCAAACCGTAACCACCTCCGCCAGAATAGGTTTGAAACCAAGGCTTATCCTGGTTGACTGCGTCCGGGGCTGTCGCGCTAACAATATAAACTTGTTTTTCATCATCGATTCTGACCGTAATGTACTCGGCTAGGCTGTTTAAGAGAGACTGGGGCGTAGACGGATAACAAGCCGTCGACGGGACAGAAGCTACGGTAATTGGATATTCAGCCATAAATTAAGGTTGTTTATATGCTAATACATACCAAGTTTTGGTTTGTCCACCCTCACAAACATCGAGGGCCTGCGGGGTATACTCTTTTCCATCGGGACCCTGAATGGTTGGCCCGGCTTGGTAAAAAGTCTCGAGGCCACCACCAACACCTAAGGCAAGCTGGCTTTCGTTCAACGACACCCCGCCTGAATCACCACCCAAGGTAAGTTCGGTTTCACTCAACGTCCAATTTCTTCCGGCGCTTGTTCCCCTTAACGAAGCGGCTGATGCCCCGTCCCAATAAACTCCTTCATCGGGACCGACTCCAGCTGGAACTGTCGAGTACCGAATTACTGGCTCTTCTTTATTTGAATTGCATGGAGTACAAGTTATAGTTTGTCTATAACCTGTTATTAAAACATTTTGCCCAACATTATCCTGATCTGTACAATCCTCGCAAAAATTTCTGCTTATTGTTGGTCCTAAGCCATTGGCAGGAGGCGGAGGACCTGGGTCGACAACTTGGTCTGTCGGATCGTCCGGATTACTTCCCGTTGGGGGAGTTGGGTCTGGGGGAATAGCATTAACCGCATCCACAACAGGCCCAAATTGCAGGGGAGCAACCACGGTATTGAATCCCGGCAAAATCAAAACTTCCACGGTTCCTCCGCCAAATCCGGGCAATCCAGAAGGTAAAGGAACTCCCTCGTACTCAATTCGGTCTGCCATATCAACACTCGCCCAAGTCGCTGGCGTCCTTTCTCAAGGCGTGCATGCGGAAAAGTGCCAATCTGGCGTGACCCGTCCATGACATTTTGGGTTGAAACAAATAGCCAAACCTGGCTTTTCGTCCCACCCCGGTAACACATGAATCGGAAGGTTTTACGGTCCGGATATTGGCGTAGCCCAAAGCAAGCTCGGGCGGGGAGCAGGTGGATATTGAGGAAGTCTCCGTGTCAAACTCTACGGAACCGGTCTGAACCGGCAAAAAGGTGGGGTAGTAATCGGGAGAAAAATCCAGCGACCATGTCACCGCCCCATAAATGTCGGAAAAGCTTATATCGGCCCTGAACAATTCCTTGATTTCAAAAGGAACTCCCAAATCCATGCGTCGAAATTCAATAGACGAGGAGATGTCAAGGGAAGTGGTTCCACCAATTCCGTCTGGAACTGTGTCGTAAAAATCATCAGTGGTGACTTCATACAGGGCATTGTTCCCGTCAGACCCGCACACAAGGGCAAAGCAACGTTTTTCCCCGCCGAAAACCCCCACGGCAAATTTGCAAACCTGTAGTCCTGTCCATTCTCCGTCATAGATCGGGGGATAATTTCCCTGATAAACCCCGGGGTTAAAGTCCTGGGTCACGATTTTTGTGAAGACGATGTTATAGGATGTGGGGTCGCCCGCGACCTTCTGAACTTTGGGCGTACAACCATGGAGCGCCCGGTTGTCAAAATAAGCCGCCGGCGCGTACCGAATCCAACGCTCCGTGTCATACTTGATTACACGATTTGCCTCAATGCTGTCGGCCAAACTTACCGTTCCGTGTTTGGCTTCCTGGACAGTTTGAATAAGGGAACGCACACCGTCCAGGGACCGGAAAAATATATCGTTATTTGTGACAATCATGGCATCCGGACTCTCTGCCCCGCCGCCCAAAAACAACCGGCGCTGCATTCCCTGGGTTGTTTGCCATTGGTTTCTGTCAAAAACGTACGATTTAATTGCTCCAATATCGTTTCGGGTAAAAACAACAAGATCCCCCTGGCCAGTGGAGGTATCGGATCCTGGGATAAAAGCTAAACCCGTAATGTCGTCGCTGAAAGAAAAACTTCCTCCGCCGGTAAGATATTGAGTCTCCGAAAAACGTATCTCCGATCCCGGGTAACTTCCAGCCAAGTCTCCAGCAAACAACTCATTCCGGCTGGCAACCCACAGACGACCATTTCCAAACGCCATGATGTTTCCGACAGGAATGGACACATCGAGCTGGAGCGGTCCAGGGGGGAAAAATTTGACCTCTGCCAGGGCGGTCAGGGTGCAGGGAAGGCTCATCGTGATTTCCGTCGAGGAATCAACGGAAACAATGACCGAATTGGCCGGGATTCCGCGAGCGGCCTGGGCCAACATTCCGGGATATAAACCGGCTGTTGAACTTACATTCATTCTTGGATTATTCGCTCCGAGGGTACAATTAAGTGTGATGACTGAATCTGTTTCCTCCAGGATGTTTTCCGAACGAAAAGAGCTGGAACCGGTATACACGATCGGGGAACTGACTCCGTCTTGAACAACAAGATAATCATTGGCCGCAACCAGGGAAGCACGTTTTGTGACAATGTTATTTGTCTCGTTTGCTGGCGTGATATCAAGAACTGCGGCCGAGGGTTTGGTCGGCTGGAGATTATACAATCTCCCGTTAATCATACTTATTAACTCCTCGTCGGATCGTGTTTTAAAATAAGATGCGCCCTGGATTACCCCGTTGGGCAACGCTTTTATGAACTTAAAACCGGGTCGTGTTTTTGGATAACCTCCGCGAACCCGAACATTAATACCCCAGGAGTATTGATTCTCCGGGAGAAGGGCTGGGTCAACGCTGGAGTTTGCTCCTCCAATAAAGGAGGTTATTCCCTCTACAAGACGATTTGGGTCTTTTATCATGCCGGTTAATTTCCGGCCATAATTACCCAGTCAGACCCATCGCTCACAAGAGTTGCCCATTTCCCTGCGGTACCGGTTAAAATGCTGGTACCAGCGCTTCCACCCACCAGGGGCACAACATTGGAGGAAACCGAATTTACGGCCTGATTTTCCGTCGTCTTAATCATAACCTCCCGGCCAGTCCATGAACTCGCTGCCGGAAGAGTAACGGTTGTGGAACTACCAGGGTTGGCGACAATGACCCAATTTTCCGTGTCGGCCAAAGAGAAGTTGGCACTTTTGGTAACGGGCGCATTGCGTTGCAAAGCGCCGTCAATGTTTACTGTACCACTAACATCAAGGGGATATCCCGGAGTGGAATTCCTTATTCCGACAGTTCCGCCGGAAGCGTCTACAAAAAGAGTATTGGTATCAACCGCAAGATTCCCACTAATCGAGGTTGCGCCGGTCACGTCCAGGGCCACCAAGGGAGTTGACTTGTTAACGCCCACCCGGTTTGTCGAGGCATCCACAACCAGGACATTGGTGTCAACAACCAAATCCCCACCGGCGACAACCAAAGAAGCGTCGGTCACGGGTGTCGTGGTGTTGATTCCAACAAAATTGCCGGAAGCGCTCGCGAACAAAACGTTTGTGTCTACCGTCAAATTTCCGCCGACAGAGACCGCTCCGGTGGCGTTGACGGCGGTAACATTTGAGGTACCGGTTACGCCCAAAGTCCCGCCAATGGTCGTATCCCCGGTAACATTCGCGGTTCCGGTAACATCAAGTGAAGCGGTCGGGGTAGCGTCGTTAATTCCTACAGCGTTAGCTGAGGTGTCCACAAAAAGAACATTGGTATCAACAGTTAAATTGCCGCTGATCTTGGCTTGCCCTGTGACATCGAGTTCGACCGACGGACTGGCGGTGCGGATGCCAACCCGGTTGGTCGTGGCATTGACAATCAACGGAGCGGCCCCGCTGGAGCCGTTGACCTGTAGAACTGCCGTGCCGTTTACGGAACCTGGATTGACCAAAATGGTATTGGTCCGCATAGCCCCGGCCACATCGAGAAGATTGTTGGTGTCGGGGGTTGAAGTTCCAATTCCAATGCTGTCTTCGTTTGCATCAACAAAAAGCAGTCCCCCGCTAAAACTGACACTCTTCACCACAAAATCACCGGAAGAACTTTGATTATCGTTAACGGTTACCGCTTTGGTAAATAAAGCGTCAGCGCCGGATGCGGCTGTGCCGACTTTTAAAGCTCCGGCAACATGAAGTTTGGTGTCGGGGCTTGCGATGCCAATACCCACACGATCAGCGCTGGCGTCGGTTCGAAGAAGATTGGTGTCAGTATCGCCCTCAACGCGAAAGTCCTTATCGGCTCCGGCTTCGTTGATGACGACAGCTCCGTCGAGCGATGAATCTCCGTTGACGGTAAGGCCCGCAAGCGTTGCCGTCGAAGTCAAAACAGCGGAGGGTGAGATTTTCCGCCCGGAAGAAACATTGCTTCCAGGGTTGATGGGGCTAGCCGCTCCGGCATCAATCTGGATTAAAGTACAGGTAACCTGTGTGGTTCCGGACAGAGAGGTAACCGTATAAAATCCGGCCAGAGAAACGTAAATTGTTTGGCCGATTGCCATCCATTGATTTGTCCCGACAACCATTGTAACAGAATTACCGACCGACGGTTGAACGTACAAAGTGGTAAGCGTGGTGAACGCATTAACCCCATTAGTTCCGTTGGCGCCGTTTGTACCAGAAAGTCCCTGAGGGCCTTGGGGTCCGGCTTCTCCAACAACAAGTGTATTACAATCGCAGCTCATTTAGTTCTCCTTTATGATAAAGCACTCCAAGCGCCAGCGGCTCGAACATAAAGAGTAGTAGAGGCGGTTCCATCTAGACGAAGATAAATGGATCCATTGACAGCACTTGAAGATGGAATGCCTGTTCCGCATAAAATTGATGGGGCATTGGCGACACCAAGTCCTCCAGTGCCAGCGGCAGTAGCACTTAAATCAATGCTTCCTCCCGCATAAGTAGACGAGCCTGATAAATTCAATGATCCGCCTTTGTTAGAAGTGTTAATCGATCCGCCGGCCCCGACATTACTTGCTGCGGTATTGATTGCTCCGCCTGAATAAGTTCCAACTGCGTTTGTAGTTATGCTTCCACCTATATAACTTCCACTAATCCCATAAGTATTTATACTGCCTCCGTAAGTAGAAGTATTTACAGCTCCACCATAAGTTGAAGTATTTATACTGCCGCCATAACCTGACAAATCAATACTTCCTCCATAACTTCGTAAATCAATGGTTCCACTAAGGACATCGCTGAAACCCAATGGAAGAGATACTTGTGAAATCCAAACATAAGATGCTTCAAGAACTTTTGATCCTGCCCCGGAATAAACCCATCTTTTTCCATCAGTGGTCACAACAATACTTCCCTCGTTAATCAAATCCTGTTGGGCGGTGGTGAGGGCCGTAATATCGCCTGAACTTACAATAACATCGTTAGTATTTTCCAGCGTAGTTACACGAGTATCCAGGCCATCAAGTTCATCTTGAATTCCGGCAGGTGGAGGAGTGGTGTTTTCTGGACCGCAATCGCAACTGCGGCCATAGTTGTCGGGATTGGGAAAACTCATCGCAAGTAGTATGCCGGTTGGGTTTTACGAGTCAAGCTTTCAGGACTGCCCAGTTGTCCCTCCACTTGGAATTTGGGTCAAGATAAACGGATTTGGTTTTCGGTAACTTTCCGGTAGGAATTATGAAAATCGCGTCCTCTATACTGTGGTAAAACACAAGGACATCGCAGTCACTGCGGTTATAAGTCCTCTTAACGCCGTGATTGGCCGAGGGTTTGGGCCTTACCGTGCCAAAACCAGGACCCTTTACGGCTAGGAACTTAAACTTATTCCTACGGTGATCCTCGCTGCCCGAGGTGCATTTGACCTGGACACGGCTTAACTTTCCCTTCCAGTCCACAACCAAATCGTAGCCGTCGTCATAAATGGGCAGGCTGACCAAAAACCCGTGTTCCAGGAGTTTGGCCGAAACCTTCTGTACGCCTATGGCACCTAGTCGAATACTCATAACCACCTCTTGGCAAGCATTGTATCAAGAGGCCGGCGCTTGCGATAGACCCCATCCCCCTCCCGGCTCCCGTCGTCGTTGGTGTTACCCTCGATGGTCACCACCATCTTGCCCTCTAGCTTTTCCACCAGACCCGTGTGAGCCACGCGGCCAAGGTTTGAAAAATAAATCCCAAAGGCGTCGGACGGGGCCGGCCTCGTTCCACGGCCCCGGTTCCAGTCTGGAGCTTTAACGAAATCGGGGCTCCAAGCAGAACGCGGGTAGGGGTTTTTTTCTTTGCCGAGGGCTTCATCACCTACATATACCACCCATGCCGCGCACCAGGGAGCCCTGCTCCCGGCTAGCCCGACCGATGCGAGGATTTTGTCCACCAGGGGCCCGGCGTTTCGCCCGACCTCTCGCCATCCGATGGTTCCGCGAGCCACGCGAATAACTTCCGCAACTCTTCCTTCTCGCGTAGCTGGGACTCCCTCAGTAGCTCGGACTCCGGAACCCAACACAAGTAAAGATGCCAAAACCAGCGCATAAATCACCCGCATAAAATGGCAAAGGCCAGAACCAGGCCAAGGAATACACCGACAAGGATCTTGGCCCGGGCTTCACCGCTGATGTTTGACCAGTCCTCCAAAAGCGTTTGGGAGTCGACATAGTCGTTGAGAAATTTGAACTCAATGGCGATGATTCCCCAGGCCAGGGACACGGCGGCGAGCAACTTGACCGCCCCAAAAATGATGACGTGAAGGGCCCCGACGTCGACCACCCCGGCTCCTGGGTCAATCTTGTGGAGCAGGGGGCCAAGAATAAGGAATAGGCCCACCCCGCAGAGGAGGGCCGTAAGTCCCTGGGCGTTATCCCAAAGCCACCTTTTCACTTAAAGAAGTTTAAGAAAGGGAAAGAAATTACGCAAGGCCAAAAATGCGGGTAAAAGGAGTAGCCCACCGATGGCGATCAAACGCCATTTCCAAAGCAGGCCCACGGCTTTGCTGTACTTGTGCTCAAGATACTCCAGCCGCTCGGCCATCTCGGAACGTTCCTTGAAGTTCTTGTCCACCTGGGCCTGTAGTTTGAGGATTTGACTCTTGGTATTGTCGAGCTCGTCAGCCACGGGCCTGCACTCCGGGATGGAACGGGCAATGGCCTGAGCCTTCAAGACGGATTGCGTCGTTGCTTCGAGTGTTAGGGAGCCAGAGGACGTGGTTTTAGTGCTGGCACACCCAGCCAAAACAACCAACAAAAAGCACGAAAAAGATTTCACGAAAAAACAACGTAGGGATCGTAAAACCATATGCTACCGGACGAAGGGCCCGGAGGTGACCCTGGATCTAGCAAATAAGAATGGGACTCGGCAAAATATAAAGAAAATCCCAACTTACTGTTATCAACCCCGGAACCGGAGCCACCAAGGGGGAGTGGAATACTAACATTTACTTGTTTCCACGTCTTAAAATTTGATGAAGAAACCTGACTAGAACCTTTTAGATATAAAGAAGAATTCCATCTATTAACGTTGACTGGGTCTATAGGCGGTCCGGCAAACATATACAATGAACTACTGGTAGTCTCGTTATAACTTACGTAGAATGGAAATCCAACCGCCGGCAAAGTAGGAACGGAAGATCCGCAGACAGCGGCAAAATCAACGGAAATAGTAGGGGAGGTACCGGCAAAAACATAAAATCCCCCAAAATTATACGGACGAAGAGCATCACTTTCGGGAACCAAAACCATAGCACCAAACTTAACCGAAGTTGCACCCACAGGTATATTAACAACCTGATACATTTCATACTTTACCCAATTTTGTGTTGAACTTCCAGAGCCAGTTGTATCCGATGTAATTTGCCTCATAACAGGATCTGGATATCCTCGATTTAAAGCATTAAACGCGATAATACGATTTGTTATTCCATAAAGTTTTATAATATGGCCTGATTTTTCCGTATAACCGGGATCGTACGGAACATAATCGTACAAAAAGAATTTCGGTCCCAACGATTTATATTCGGACGTGGTGGTAAAAGTCGGGGAATAATGGCTCCAGGGCAATGCGTATGAGCCTGGAGACACCACACTAATTCCCGCAGCACTGTTATTGAATGTTTCTACGATTGGGTTGGTATTCGGATAGGCATCAAGTCTTGGCTGGGCAAGAACATTTGTTCCAGTATAGGCAGATTGTGGTGGTCTTAGAACGGGACTGGTTTCCGTTAAGATGGAGCCGAGGCCGAGTTTCGGCATGGCAGTTTAAGCCTTGTAGGCTATAACTTTGCTGTTGGCGGCTAGAGTAAATCCGGTAAACGGTCCGTAAATAATTGTCCCGACCTGTAAAGAAACGGTAGTGCCAAGGGCACCAACAGTAGAATCTAAAGCTGTCAAAGCGGTAAAAGTGCTGGCCCCAGAAGCAATCACTTGAATGGAGGCATAGTTTCCGGTGACAGCGGCAGTTGAATCAATATAATCAAAACCTCTTTGACCAAGAGCAACGAGCGCGGCGTCGGTTTCCTGGGTTACAGACGGAGTAAGATTTTCGTCATTCCATGCCATAGGTCTTTAGTGTGCAGTATTGGTTTTTGTTGTCAAGTCTATCCGAGCGCAATAATGTCCGCGGCGGTGGCGGCTTTCTTAAGTTTCTCTCCGACAGACCCTGCGGTCCCTGAAGCGGAGGCAAGAGAGTAAGACCAGACGTTAGCCTGGGTTAAGACGGCGGTGCCGACGGTGTTGTCGACCGCCACGCCTGCGGCCACGGAGCTTGCGGCTGGGACGGCGCAGGTGCCGGTAAGGTTGCCGGCATTGTAGGTGACGCCGGAGCGGACGTTGGTGACGGCTGGCATTAGGCCAGCGGCGTTCCCATCAACGAGGGTTTTGGTCCCGGATGAAAGAGCCATAACGGCAACGTTTGTTGAAACAGAAGTAAGGCGAAAGTTACTTTGAATCGGAACCATACCTCTGGAACCACATTCAAATTCTTCCACATTAATAACGGCGGCTTGACTGGTGCTTAAAACCGCGTAGGCAACAGCGATCCCCGTGGAGCCGACTCCGTAACCATTTCCCTTAACTCTTTTTAAGTTGGCGGTCCCTCCTGCGTTCATCCACACAGCGGCTGAACTGTTAGATGTCCCGGCTTCGCATGTACCAACAACATTTAACACGCCAGTCCCATCATGCCGAATAGCATGGGCCGTAGTCCCTGTAGTTCCACCATAAGCGTTCCCAACCAAAGTAACTGAATTATTGTTTGCAAGATAAAGACCCACTCCGCTAGCGTTAGTCCCACCATACACATTTCCGGTTATGGTAAATGTTGGAGTAGTATTTCCTGAAAGATAAATACCAGACCCAGAAGATGTTCCGCCATAAATATTCCCGGTTACCTGTATTGTCGGGGAAAGACTACTCGTAATAGTAATCCCGTGAGATTGAGTTGTTGCAGAAGCGTAACAGTTTGCATTTACTACAAAGGTTCCGTTTCCGTTTACTTGAATAGCCGATGTATTAAAACCTGTAAGACCTCTTAAATTACCACCATAAAAATAAAAGGTTTCACCTACCGCTGGGGACGCCTGTATTCCGTTTGCACCTCCAGTATTGGTGCTGGAAGGATATACATCAGTAGCGTAAACAATCGCAGATCTTCCGGATAACCCGCTACTTGTTATCGTTAAGCAGGTCGTCGTTCCTGCTGCGATTGTTGTGGCTGTAACTGTAATTGGTGTCACAGCGCAGGCAAAAGTAAAGCTTCCACCAGCCGTTGCTCCGTTTTCTGCCTGTGTGCTGAGTTTGGTGACGGTTGCGTTCACATCAATAGTAATCGTCCTATTGTTTGCGTAGGCATTGTCTGCCGCCGTAGGGACAACACCACCAATCCAAGTGGCTGTGCTGCTCCAGTTACCGTTAGCCGCGGCTAGGATATTGGCCATATTAGGTCTTTGTTAGGCTGGTGAGATTTCCGCTTCCGTCATACCCAAGCGTCAGCGTAGCGACCGTGGTTCCGCTGGAACCTCCGGTTTTATAGGTGACTGAGGTAAGGTTTCCGCTGGTGTAAGCGAGGGCTCGGTAGTCGTGAGTTGGAATGTCCCATCCGGGAATGTTTACCGTCGCCTCGACCGGGCTTGCCCGTAACTGGGTATCGGTAAGACCTCCGCCACCGCCGCCCCCACTACCGCCGCTTTGAAATACAGGCATATTATCCCTCCAGTGCTACGAAAGGTTCGCCGGCTGTGTTGCAGAAAATATGGATTGCCTCGACCGGAACCGCGCCGTCCTCAAACACAACTCCACCTCCATTTGCGCTTATGCAGATCCCGGTTGTGTCGGTAGGCGAATAGCCGATACCGACATACATCGAATCAGTAGAGGATAGGTTTTGAACCAGAAGAAAATTACGGTCCGGACTGGCGGGCACAATCTCCTGGCTTACTCCAGCCGAAGTGATTGTTCCCGAATTATTGGTAAAACTTGTGTTCCGAAAGCCCATAGGACTTACCTAGGATGCCGGAACCCGATACAAAATCAAGAACTTTGTCCGAAAAGCTTATGCCAGATGGTTTGGCCTACCGTGGTAATGGCCAGTGTAATGACAGCCACAATACCGTAACCACGGTTAATATGACCCTCAACTTTCTGGATACGGTTTTCCTGGCTGGAAATCGAATCTACCAGAATATCCAGCTTGGACTCCATGCGGGCAGTCCTGTCCAGAAGCTCATAGATCACTTCATTTTGATCCATAAACTTCCTCCAGCATGGGGATAATGTGCTTCTTCATCTTATTTGCAGTATAACCCTTTACCCCCAATAAAGGCAAGAATAGTTCGAAGCAAAGTTCGAACGATTCCCGCTCAAAACAGGCTTTTGGCCTGCCGGCTTTCTTCCCGGCCCTCAGGTCTTGGAGATCGTTCCAAGCCTGGCGAACCACAGCCAGGAGCAAACGGTCCACGGCTTAGACTTGGCTAGACATTCCTTTTTCAACGGCCTCAACCATGCCCATATCTTCGCCGGCTTCTTCCATTTCCTCGGCTTCTTCCATTTCAGGAGCGGAGCCTACGGAAACGCCTTCGACGGCGGTGAGATACATGGTCGGACCTTTGAAATAGCCGCTAGCCATAAAATCAAAGGGTTTACCCTCGGCAACACCCTCCGGGGGCGTAAAACCTTCAGGAACAGGAAAAGAGATATTTGCCATAAAAACCTTTCAGTAAAGATCCCCCCAGGGGATAAACCCTGGGGGGATCGATTCAATAATTATCCTTCGACGGGCAGGTTAAGATTCCGAAGCACGTTCAGAATCGTATTCACCTTGCCAACGATCGTCTGGAGGTCGGCAGCAGAATAAGTTCCGCTGGCAACAACCGTGGACGTTGCGCTAGGTGTACCGGCATTCGTGAGGGCGAGCAAGCTCAGGGAGCTCACTGTATCGCCGGACACTCCGCCAGTGGACGATCCGATTGTGGCTACGGTAGAACCTGCGGTGCCCCATTCGGGACCCTTATTCAGGGTGCCACGAATTTGGGCCGCAAGGACTTTATCCTGCGTCGCTACTTGAAGAGGGAAAGCCATGTTAATGGTCTCCTTTCTTCAATTAGCTAACGTAGTCGAGGCTGATCGCGGCCCGCTTATGCAGGATGGCATAACCATACTGCGGGAACACAGGACGCGCACCGTTGGCCAGAACGCCGCGGAAGTAACCCACATTACCATCCGGATTGGTCTGACGGTCAAGAATATTGACCCATTTGAACTCACCCCGGTAATTTTGCGGGTTGAAGCTCATCTTGTTGGCGGTGTTAACCGGACCAGGGACCACCGAGCGGAACACATCCTGATGGTAGATGTAGCTCAGCTCATAGGCCGCAGTCTCGTACTCGCTGTTGATGTTGTAGGCCGTACCCTTGGTCGTGGTTTCCTTCTTGAACGGATACACACGGATGAGCTTGTCATTCGTGGTATCGTACACGCGGAACCGCGGGGGATACGGATCGATGGCGTGATAAAAGCCACCGTAGCTGCGCTCGATGCCGAGCGGGGTCAGCAGTTCATTGGGCTTCGCATAGCGGAAGTCCTGGCGGATGTCGGCGTTGAGCCGGATCAGGGACTCGCTGGTCTCAGCACCGCAGATCAGCATGAACACCGGGGCACCGTTCTCACGGCCCATGGCGTTGGTTCCCGCGCCGTCGCGGACCAATTTCATGTAGAGCCGTTTGAGGATGCCCTGAGTCAGCTGGCTGTTGGGCAGGTTAGCCGCAGTGATCGCGCCGGAAGCGGCAGTGCCGACTCCGGTGGTAACCGCGTCATAGATGACCTTAGCGTCGGCGGAGCTTGCGCTCGTGGAGGCAACGATCGAGGAAGTGCTGGGGTAAACCAGGTTTCCTTCGTCCGCAACCTGCGCCGTGTACTGATTCCGGTAGCGATCCTGCCAGACGAGCGAGGTCGATTCAGTCAGCACGTCCATGATATTGGACAGCTGCTCACGACGCTTCACCGCGAAGCGCAAGTCTTCGAGGGCAACGTCGGGGGACTCCAAAGAGGCCCACTCGAGGCTGTACTGGCGGAGCTTCTGGCCGAACGTCACGCCATTAAGAGTGGCGGGAAGAACGTTACCGGCAGACGACGTGGACTGCACCGGAGGGGTGGAGCCACCAGAGAGCGTCTGGGTATAGGCGTTGAAGCCGGTGTAGGTCTGATCAACCGGGTTAGAACCCAGTTTGCGCCAGCCCGAGCCGGCATCAGCCACAATTTCGTTTTCGGCATAACCGTTGGTATTGCCGACGCCCGCGAGAGTCCGGGACGGGTAGAACCGCTCGAAAGTAACCGAGCTGATCACGTCGCCCATCTCCTCGGGGAACTGTTCTTGCTTGGTCAGTTTGAGCCAAGCGGAAGTGTCGATCGTCCGGCGATAAATCTCCGGTCCGATACGGCCAGCTTCCTTCACGAGCAACTGCTCGATGGAGTAAGTAGTAGCCATTTTAGTTAGTTATCCTTTCATCCATCCCCCGCTCGCGCAAGGGATGTTATGATTTGCGGCAGTAGCGTTAACTCCACTCGGAGCTATTCGCTCTTACCACACTCAAAACTATTCCCTGGCGGCATCCCAGAGCTTTTAATGCCCGAATTGTGACCATTTCAATTTTTATAGGTCGTGTCCGGAAAGGGTCTCAGTCTTTATACCTGTACCGAACAAATCAAAAGTATCAACCGGCTTGAACGTGTCAATACCTTTTAACAACTATTTTTTACCCATACCGCGTTCCAGGGCGTCCAGGAACCCGAGATCTGCGGCAATTTCGGGTGCACTACCGCTGTCCGATCCGGAGGAAGGGAGGGTGGAACGTAGCTCTTTGGCTGTCTTTTCGAGCTCATTAATGCGGGATTGAGTTTTCGCCACATAGTCCTGAAACACTTGCATAACCACCGGGAGCGCGGCTGCGTTGAAAGTAAGCCTGGCTTTTGAACGGGGATCCAATTCTGTGTTCTCAATCGACAGGGCTTGTTGCTCAATACCTTTTAAGGTGTTGTTCCAAGCCTCATTATCCTCGATAGGCCTCAAAAGAGGGTTTTCTTTTTGCATGCTTTCCCACTCGGATTTATACGCCTCGGCAATCTCAGCTTCAGCACGTTTTTGAAACTGCTCCATCTCTTGTTTTTCTTCGGTCTCAATCATCTGAAGGACAGTTTGCACATCCTTTGTGAGTAACTCCCTGCGTTCAAACACTTTCTGAAGTTCTTCTCCTTTGGTCCGGACGGCAAAGGCATCCACTGGGTCAAAGGTAGCGGTAGCTTCCTTCAAAAGAGCCCTACGCTTCGCCGCGTCAGGTTCAACCATAGCGGCAAAGATCTTAGCTGGATCAACTTCATAGGTGCTGGCAATTGAGCTAACCTCGTTTTGTATCGACTGAAGCGGCTCAGTTACTGCCATTTTGTACTCTTTTGTTGCCTCTAACCGAGAGAAACGGAGTTCGCTTTCGTAGTTATCCCGTTCGGATTTAATAGCGTCCAACTGGGCTTTCAAATCCATTTGCTCGACAGAATTAGGAACAGCTTCGGCGGTCTTCGACTCCAATTCTTTGATTTTTGCCCGGGCGTCACGCAAGTCTTTTGTAAGACGGGCCCAGGCAGTCTGAGCCTCAGGCTTTAAGTTTTCAGGAGTTTTAACATCTAAATCCTCCTGGCTCTTAATCTCCGATTTAGTTTCCTCCTGACCGGTTAAACGTTTGGTCAAAACATCGAGGGGATTTGTGTCTGAAACTGCATTTGTTTTTTCAACGACCGGGGCCGAAGTCTTTTCGACTGATGTAGTTGCCTCGGGAGTCGCCTGAACCGGAGTTTCTACCGGAGACTTATCCATTGCGTCAATGCCTGCGTCTAAGGCGTCGGCCAGGCTTAGTTCTGCGGTAGTGGCTGCTGTAGTAGTTTCGCTCATGTTTTTTGTTCCTTATTGGTTGGTTGTTTCTTCTTTGGATTCCCACGGAGCCGGAAACTCTTCCGGTGCGGTTTGATCTTCTGCAAGGGCTGTCAACAATCGAATCGCGTCGTAAAAACCTTCGCGTCTAGCATTCAAGCTTGCGTTCCAATCAACAAAATCAACGCCCTGAGGAGGCATAACTGCGGCAGGAATGCCGAGTGTAACTAAAAGATTCTTAATAGCCTGTCCGGCTTCCGAAGTATAAAAAGCCTTCCAGGCTTTCTTAAGGTCTTGTCTGTTGTTCCAGTCTTTTAATGTCATGCAGGTGTTGCGCCAGATTTCTCAAACGCGGAACGAAGATTAACCGCTGTTTCCGCATCCTGTAAAGCTAATTTTTGCTTCATTTCCATTTCCTTGAAACGAGCTTCAAGGGCGGCTTTCTCTTCTTTTAGGCGCATATCAAGCTGATGCTCTTGCATCTTCATCTGCATTTCGGGTGTCAGTGACGGAACTTGTCCAGAAGCCAGTGCCTGTTGCTGTTGAGCTTCGGCTGCGGCCCGGATGTCCTGTTGAACGTCGCGTTGCAAATTGACAACGGCTTCGCGCAACAAATTCATGGTTTGATTAAATTGACCGATCTCCTGTTGTTTTGTCTTGTCGGAAGAAATACGAATCAAATGCTCGTTACAGTGCTCATACATCATCGTCAGGAACATCATGGTGGATTGTTTGTCCTGAACTTCTCCGTTCTGGACGGCCTGAACCATCGGGGCGCTCTCACCCAGATGAACCTGAAGATGGATCGAATGGTTCTCGTTCGGCATGACGGAAACGGCCCGTCCAGCTTGCATCGCACCATTCTCCAACTCGGCAATCTTGGCGTCTGTGGGAACACGGTTCTTGACGTTGGGGTTTGGTAGATAACGATCAACCTGGTCGTAGCCGACACGAGCGGCCACGCGGTCACGAATCGCGTTGACCTGTCCGAGCTCGTCGAACCTGGGCAACAACTGCATAAACTCGTTAAAGGCTGTCAACCGCGCCGCCGGAGATCCCAATCCAATAGCCCGAACCGGATCAACATCGTAAACTTCCTTAACGGCTTGCCACGGCACTCCCCGTTCTTCGAGCCTTTGACGAAACTTTTTGGCCTCAGCCGAGCCTTGTTCTCCGGAGATCCAGGTATCCCTTTGCAACCGGCGGAACTGCTCACGAAGCAGACGTCCCCAAGGGACATAGAATAGATTTAGCGAATTGGCGCTAAGAACTCCTTCGTTGGCAATCTGAGCTTCGACTTCAGTTGCTGTCCGGGGATTGCCCGTAGGGGCATTCATTTGGGTGCGATAAGATCCGGTGTTGCTCTGGCGAACCATTGCCATTTCATTGACGATCGGCATGACATTCAGCGACAGGTTAGGGTATTGAGTTTGCACCACTTGGAGCCCCGGGGGTAGGAACGAAAGTGGCCCGGAGTAAGCCATCGTCATCTTGGAGATATCTTCTGCCGAATTGGGCTGAAGAAGCACCGATGTCTGCAACATGGCTCCGTCAGCCATGGCACAACGCAGACGGTTGGTCATCTGGATGTGCGGGAAAATCTTGTATCCAAGGCCTCGGATGGAGTGGTAAAGACCGTTGCCAATGCCGTAGGTAAAGATGTGGAAAGCCTCGGACGCGCTCTTGAAACGATGAAGTTTCTTGAAGAGAAAATCACCCACCCCGTCGCGGCGACCGATCGCGTGGGAATAAGATCCGTCAAACTCCCGGATGTAGTAGTGGATTACATGAACCTCGCGGCTACGCACATGGGCGAAATAAAGATCGTTGCTTTTGATCTCGCGCTGTAACTCTTCCCAATTAAAGGTGTCCACCGGCATCGTTGTAGTGGCGTCACGAATGGCCTGTTTTACCGCATCAACATTCCAACCGGCTTCTTTGGCCGCTTTCTCGTTTTCGATGTACTTGAAAAGTTCGTGAGTAAGATAAATACGGCGGACGCAAGCGATCTCGACTTTATCTTCGGTAGCCGGGGTTCCGCGTGGGATTAGAAAATCACCGATTGGGCAGATGTTCCACTGCCAGTTTCGTTCGTCTTCAAAGAAAGCCACTGCCAATCCCTGGGCGATAAAGTAGTAAGAAAGCAACTGTTGCCGAAAATAAAAACTCGGCCAATCTTTTGTGAGCAACCGGTGAAATTCTTCGGAGATAATAGCGCCATACTCTTCTCGTTGGCTCTCGTCACCAAACTTGGTTTTAACATTAACCAAACGATCGACCGAAGTTACAAGATCGTTGTAAGCGGAAAGCGCTTTTTCAAGGTCGGCTCCGGCTTCGCCAAAATTTAAGTTGGCCCGATATGCCTGACCCATCCGGCGCAAAACAACCGGGTCATACGGAGCGGCTCCGTCGAACATGTCCATGATCCGTGTGCGGTCTTTGGAGGACTGCTCGTCGGCCAGGTAAAGATTTTGATAAAGCCCGTAAAGTCCAGCATGATTTGTAATGCGGGTCTTGGGAGCCTTGCCGCTTTTGTCCAAAGTCAAAAGCCCGTCAGCATCTCCGGTGGCGGGGTTTAGGTAGAGTTTTTCGTCCACAAGTCCATCCAGTATGGATAAGTGTCTTTGTCCTGTCAATCAGGATTTAATGGGATAGGAAGGCATTCGCTGAATGCACCGAGTCCAGTTTCCTGGCTTGGTCGAGCCAGGATGACCTCATTTTCCCTCCAACAAGAGACCCGGCCTGGATGCCCAGGCGTTGTCGGGCCAAATCGAGACCCAGGAAAAAGGCGTCAGCCAAGTCGGGAGATCTGCCTAACCTTAACTTATAATCGCGTTTGGGTTCGACCGTCACCTTGCCTCCGGCGGTGGTGGTATATTTCCGCCCGGTCATCTCCTTGGCCAGGTCGGGGAGCACCCCTTTAAGCTGGTTGGCCCGCATATATTCAACCCCGGAAAACCACAGTTCGGTCACACGATTGGTATATTTATCGGTCCCCTTGATGGGGTTTGTAATGCTAACGGGCAAACTGGATGCTTTTTCTCCAAACTTGATTCGCAATATCCGTTGCGACCACAACTCGGACAAAATATCGCAAAAAGGGTCTCCGGCGCCGGTGGCGTCGATTGCCACCCGCTCCGGGGGGATGTTGTTCTCTTGACAAATTCGCATGACTTCCCTGGCGATTTGAAAGTTCCTGGGCTCTGGTTTGGTTACGTCTTCACGAAGATAATGGAACTTGTGAAGGCAAACAGACGGCCCGGCTTCTTCACTTTGACCATACTTAAGAATAGCTAATACAGACCTGTCACCTCCGTTGGTAAAGGCAGGGTCAAAGCCTGCCAGGAACAAAGGTTGACTCGTCCATCTTGGTTCTTTCGCCACATCGTATTTCCTAAAGTCGGCTTCCGAATATATACCCTCCTCCGCGCCCACCGGGGCTGGGAATGACCGGATGAACCGCCAGAAGGACAGGGAGTTTTCGCCTTCGTTCTCGATGGCGTATTTGACTTGTTTGGATGTCAGCAAGAAGGGCCATTTGTCATTGTGCTCAATGTTCGGCGTCTTGAGTCCGTCCAGGTGGATGCATTTGCCAAGCTTTGTCTCCCACTCTTCGGAATCGACGGTGACCGAATTCCACCCATCCTTGGGTGTGGAGAAAACACCAAATGGGTCGTACTGGGAGTTGAAGTTTCCGAGGGCAACGCACTGAAAATACGGGTTGGCGTTAAGATTGTTAATTGCTTCAAAAACCGAGTTTGTCACGTCGGTTGCCTCGTCGATGATCAGAAGAACTCGTTTGTTTTTCAAACCGATCAACTTTGCCGTAGCTTCCTTTTCCTTATCGGGACTTGAGGGAACCAGGGTAATTGATGACCGGTCGCTAGCTTCCCCTGACTCTTCTGGATTTAAAACAATCTTACCCATCGAGTCGATCAGCTTACCGGGCAGACCCGGAACCTGCATGTATCGTTCACGAATAGAACCCCATAAACGCTTCCTTGCTTCTCGAACGGATGTGGTGGTTACCAAGACGAGCGTCTCATGTGGAGCGCAAAGCCAGTTGACCAAACCCCACATAGCCAAGGTCGATGTCTTGGCCGACGATTTCGGGCCAGATATAGCCAGGTAATTGTGCTCGCATGCCCGCTCGATCATCCAGTCGGCCCAGGGATGCCAGTTAAATCCATTCTTGTTTTTCTTGGCGTGGTAAGGCCATAGAATATTGACCGCGTTTTTAAAATGCTGGGCCTTACCCAATCCTCCGTTCTCGGGGCACAACCCCCACTTGAAGGCGAGCAACTCGATATCGAGATCACTGGCCCCGTCAGGCCAGGACTTTCCATATTTATCAATAGGCAAGCGGCTACTCTGCATAATGACTTGACAGTTGTCAATTTAAGTTCAGTCTGGCCGGACGCTTGGGAACACATATGAACCGTGAACAGTTGTCAAAAAGGAAAGGTTGGAGAACGTGAGTGGCGCGATGTCCTCAAGGACAAAGGCTTTGAAGCGCGCAGGGGCAGGCAGTTCTCCGGTAGCCCGGACAGCCCTGACGTTGTCTCGAACCTCCCTTTTCACTTTGAAGTCAAAAGGGTTGAGGCCCTCAACATTGATAAAGCTATGGAGCAGGCCCAGCGAGATTGCGGAAAGAAAATGCCTGTCGTGGCCCATAGAAAAAACAAACGTCCGTGGCTGGTTACGATGCTTGCGGAAGATTGGCTCGCGCTAGTCCGTGAAAAACACTCCGACGCCTGTAGTTCTGCACCCGTGGCAGGAGAAAGCGAAGAGCACTTTACTTCAGGCGCTTCGGAACCACTCGATCGCTCTCGATTGTTCTGACACCGGAACTGGTAAAACCGTAACGGCTTGTTCCGTCGCCAAGGATCTTGGCCTGCCGTTTGCGATCATTGCTCCAAAGATTGTACTTCCGGCATGGAAGGAATGGTGTAGCACATTTGGGCTACAACCTGAATTTGTCTTAAACTACGAAAAGCTCAGAACCGGTAAAACTAAATTCCTCAAAAAGCTGGGCAATAAGCAATGGGAATGGGCCAATGCTTCGAAAGACTTTTTGTTTATCTTTGACGAAGTGCACCGATGCAAAAGCTACAAGTCCCAAAACGGGGCCATGCTCGAAGCGGCCCGTCCGTCCAAAATACTAATGCTGTCCGCAACTGCCGCGGGGAGTCCCCTGGATATGCGATTTACTGGTAGACTTCTAGGACTCCACAACGGCGTCAACTTCTTCAGCTGGCTCCACAAAAACGGTGTGCTCAAGGCTCCCTGGGGAGGATTCATCTTCCGAGGGGGAAAGAAAGTGCTCGTGGATATCCATTCGAAAATCTTCCCAGAAAAGGGAGTCCGGGTAAAGATTGACGAGCTTGGGGACGCTTTTCCGTCCAACCAGGTAAACGCCCAAACTTTCGACATCTCGCCAAGGATTGGAGAACTGTACGAGGAAGTCGAAAAGGAAATAGCCGAGTTAAAAAACAAAGCATTGTCGGATCGAGATCCTGAAAGCCCGCTTACCAAGCGCCTTCGTATGCGCCAGGAAATCGAGCTTTTGCGGGTTCCAGTCATGGTGGAAATGGCCGAGGAGTTTATCTCTGAGGGGAAAAGTGTGGTGTGCTTTGTCAATTTCAGGCAGACGTTGGATGCGCTGATGGAAAAAATGGAAAAGTACCAACCAATATACATTGCCGGAGACCAGTCGGAAACAGACCGGCAAGACGTGGTCAATGCTTTTCAATCCAACGCCCATTATTTTCTAGTCTGCCAGATAGCCGCTGGCGGGGTCGGTGTAAGTCTTCACGATTTAAATGGAAGACCACGGGTGTCCCTGATTAGCCCGACATATTCGGCGATCGATTTGAAACAGGCTCTTGGTAGGATTCACCGATCGGGAGCCAAGTCCCCCGCCCTTCAGTATATTCTGTTTGCGGCCAACTCAATCGAAGAAGAGGTCAGTCACGCAGTCCGTAGAAAACTCAAGAACATCGAGTTGTTAAATGACGGCGATCTTCTCACGCACAATTAACTTGACGTTTACATTTTAAACATCACAATACGCGGCACGCTAATGGATACTTCACACGCAAGGTATAGCCCGAGCACCCTTAAAAGCCGGGAACTCTGTCCGGGGTACGAGCCGAAAAAAGACGGCGAAGTTCACATTGTGACTCAACGCGGAACAGCCATGCATCAAGCCTGCGAGATTGGTGACTTTGACAATCTTAACGCCGAAGAAACAAAACTCGTTATGAAATGCTTGGATTACGTCGAACGGATCCGGGCGGAGTTATTGACCGATGCTTGACTTAAAGGAAATCAAACTTGAAGTCTTCGATCAATGGGGGTTTGTCGACCGCTTGCTCATTCGCGGAAACAAAGCCCACCTCATCGATTACAAATTTGGATTCAATCCTGTCGATGACGCAGAGCACAACGCTCAAATGTGGGCTTATACGATCGGAGTTTTTGACAAGTACGATTACGTCACAGACGTCACCGTTCATGTTTTGCAACCCCGGCTCGACCTTATCTTCACTCACTCATTTAATCGGGCATCCGATTATGGGCGAATGGAAAAACGAATCAAAGGAATCATAGAAAAATGCAAAAATCATACCGAATCCGATTACACACCAGGGGATCAATGCGTATTCTGCGCGAAGCTGGCCGACTGCCCCGCGGTTCACGGAGCCACCATGCAGATCGTTAAAGCATATGACCTGGCACACGACGCGCAGTTGCCGGAACTATTTCATCCAGGCCAGTTGGCTACACCGGAACGCCGTGCCCAGGCCCAACGTATCGCTATGGTCATGGAAGCCTGGTGCTCCAGCGTCCGTAAACACAATTTGGAGTTTGCCAAAGAAGGCGGCGAAATTCCTGGTTACGGCCTTAAGGAAATTCAGGGCCGAAGGGAAATTAAAGATTCGCAAAAAGCTTGGGAACTTGTAAAAGACAAACTCACCCCGGAGGAATTCAGTTCCGCTTGTGAGGTGAAGTTCACAGATTTGGCTGATCTAGTTGCGGCCAAAGCGCCTCGCGGTCAAAAGACCGTGGCGAAAGAACAACTGGAAGACACGCTCATCGAGGCGGAAGCAATGACGCGCGGTGAGCCGTCTTATCAACTAAGAAAAACAAAAGAGATAAAACAAATAAAATGAAGACATCATTCAGTAAGAAAGACAAAGAAGCGGCGGAACAGAAAGAAACTCAGGCTCTGGCGACCGTGGAGAGCAAAGCTCCCATGATCTCCAACCGCAACTCGGCAGTCGATGGCGAATTCAAAGCCTCCGACTTCCTGATCCCGCGGATCAACCTGGTGGGTAAGACCGGGAACCTGAGCAACAACTTCCAGCCGGGCTCCTTCGTCTTCAACAAAGAGATCGTTGTCGGGTCGAAAGACGCCCCGATGGAAGCGATCATCACCCACATCCAGAAGAAATATATCCAGGAAATTCCGTACGGAACCGATGTTATTCCGAAGATTTTCGCCTCGCAGGCCGAGGTGGAAGCTGCCGGGGGAACTCTGGATATCACCGAGGGCGACGACACGGACCGTTATATTCCGTTCCTAGTCCTTACCCTTCTGGTTTCGGAACCCAAGGATAAGAATCCTGTGTTCTCGCTCGAAGGCCCCGATAAGAAGAACTACGCCTTGGCTCAGTATAATCTGACCAAAAGCGCGTATCGTGGAGCAGGTCGTCAGTTGTTGACGGACAGCCAAACGGTTCTTCGTGGCGGCTTGACCAAAGGTCGCTACCACATTAGCAGCAAGCTCAACACCAACTCGATGGGCAGTTGGTTCACGCCGACCTTCAAGTTGGCTGGAACCAACAACGACGAGTTCCAGGCTTGGGCTTCCAGCTTGGTCTAAATAGATGAGGAAGGGGAGACGTTCCGGCATGGTGCGGCGCGAGATGCGTCGACAGGTCAAGTGTTCCTTGCCGCGTGAAACACCGGACGTCCTCCGCCAATTTATCTCACTTTTGCAACATCTTAATTTTAACGTGAAAACAGAAGTAAAGGGTATATGGATCAAAACGAAATAAACACGGACTTGGCCCCTGCCATCAGCGAAGTGGTGGCAGAAGCCGGAGAAGTCATAACCAAAATCATGTCCCGGGGATCGGACAAGAGTTTATTTGGACAATGGTTTCACACCGATAGCCGGCGTTACAATGCGGATCGTCTGATTTCGCATGTAACCCAGGCCATGATGCAGATTGATGGAAACAGGCCCGATCCCGATCCGGCAGGAGAGAGTTCACTGGATCACCTGGAACGGGCGATGGTCAGGGCAGCGTTTCTACTCTACAAGACGCGCAGGGGAAAAACTTTGTGATCGACGCACTGTTTCTGCGCGTTTTTGTGTGGATCAGCAAACTTTGGTTTGGCTCGGTCATATTTGCAACCGACCCGAAAACCGAGCGAGTAACTTCCATATTTTTCTTTGACAGGGAAGAACACGCGCACACATTTATGGAAATTATCCAGAAAGAGAAGCTTGACCACGAACTAAAAAAGGAGCAGACAAATGATCATTGAATGGCTTTGGAACCAGAGGGGGTTTGCATTCCCCAAGGTAAAAACAGAAACCAAAAGTACCCAGGCAAAAATCAGGGTCAGAAAGACCAAAACAAATGCCAAGAAACGCAAACGATAAACTGGCTCGAGAGCTCGTTGCCGCTTTAGATTACCTGCTACAGGAAGGATTTATATGTTTGACAGACCAGAAGGAACCCACGATTGTTTTAAGCAAGGAGGCAGCCATATGGAACTTAAAGAAATAGTCGGCAAGGAAGATTATGATCAAGCTGATCATGGAAGACAAAGAAGTCTTAACCGCCTCCATAAATTTTACTGCCGGGTCGTTGATCTGGCAGAATCCAACCACGTGACTGCCGTTCGCCTTGTGGAGGAGAACGGTCGTCTTGAAAACGAGAACGAAGGTTTGAGGGATCTCTGCCAAGAGCTTCTTTCAGACATGGCCGACCTTGAGAAGGAATGCTCGGAATTCCGACGCAAAGTCCGGTCCGCCGTCCTCGAATTAACACCACACCAGAAAGAGAACAAACATGACTGAAATAGTAATTAGAATAGAGCATAATAAAACAGACGAAAAACTGAACATCAGTGTTATCCCGAGGGATAACGAACCGACTCTCGTGGAAAAGGACGTGTTCCTTGGGCTAATGCCCCTCGTTCACAGCCTTCTGGCGCAGATTCTGGGGCAAGAAGGATTTAAGTCTCCCGACAAAAGCGACCTTGTCGACAAACAAGGCAATGCGCTCAGCGATGACTACATGGTAGCCAATGGGATGGTTGAGCCCGAAGGCGGAGCCGAGGTAGTCGACCCGAGGACCGGCGAGAAAAAGTGAGTTACTCCCCAGCCAGCAATGCGCTGGCCGAGGAGTTCACAATCATTCCGTATCCGTTTTCGGATACGGCTCGTGAGGAACTTGAGGCCGAATATGCGCTTCTTCTCTCATCGGGAGCCAAGCCAACCGAAATCAGTGACATGATTTTGTATGCGCTTGAGATCCTGCTGAACAAACGCAAGAAGGAAAAAGATCAGGCAAAGTACGACCAGCTTACATTTCAGCTGTCCGACATGCTTGGTCGGCTGGTTATATTTGAAGAAACATTCTTAAATCCAAAATACAAATACAAATCTAAAAAATGAACACATACGCAATTGACTTTGAAACATACTACGACAAGGACATCTCCATCACCACGCTTGGTCAGTGGCACTATTTGCGCCACGACAAGTCGGACATCTATATGGTGGCCATTCACGGCCCGGATGTGGACTACGTGGGTAGTCCGAAAAAGGCCCCGTGGGCCAAGATCAACGGGCATAGGTGGATTGCCCACAACTACAGCTTTGACGGCGCGGTGATCGAGAGATTGCGCGAGGCAGGTGAGTTCTCAGCCAGACCTGTTGTCTGGGACTGCACCGCCAATCTTTCGGTCGCCGTGGGAGCGCCCCGCAACCTTGCAGGGGCCTCCCGTGAACTTCTGGAAAGAACCATCGACAAGGACCCCCGCGACAAGATGCATTCCAAGAAATGGATTGATGTCGAGAACACTGAGTTTGGCAAGGAGGTTTTGGAGTATGCCAGACAGGACGCGCAGGCTTGCTACCAGATCGACCAGAAGTTCGGCGGAAGCCTCCTTCCGATGGAGCAGGAACTTTCCCGCCACACGATCTCGATGGGTTGGGGCGGCGTTTATGTGGACAACGATGCCGTTGAAAAAGGCATCAAGATCCTGGAGCGAAAGACATGGGAATCTGAAAATGCATTGCCCTGGATCGACGAGACCGACGGCGTGGTTCTCTCGACCAAGGCATTTCGACGGGAATGTGCCAAGGCCGGGATTCCCTGGCCGACCTCAATGGCTGAAAACTCCGAGGAGTGCGCCTTGTGGGAAGCCCAGTACGGCGACAGGGTTCCGTTTGTCGGCATCATGCGCGACTGGCGGAAAGCCAACTCGCTTCTGGCCAAGATGAAGGTCATGCGCTCGCGTGTGCGACCGGACGGAACCATGGGCTACGGACTCAAATACATGGGCGCCCACACCGGGCGCTGGTCGGGCGATTCCAAATTCAATGTGCAGAATCTTCCCCGCAACGAAATGTTCGGCGTTGATTTACGGGGTTGCATCGTACCCCGGCCAGGTAAGAAGTTTGTGATCTGCGATCTGGCCCAGATTGAGCCCCGGGTTCTTGCATGGCTGTGCGAGAATGAAGGACTCCTGGACGCGATCAGGAACGGGTATGGCATCTACGAGGCTGCGGCGAAGAATATGAATCTTTGGAACGGCGCGAAGGGCACGCTGAAGAAAACCGACGCTCCGCTCTACCAGCTGGTGAAAGCCATGGTGCTGGGGCTGGGTTATGGCGCGGGAGCCAAGAAGTTCGCCCTCATCGCCAAGATGCAGTACGGGATTGAGATGACGGATTCCAGGGCCCAGGAGATCGTCAACGATTTCCGCGGGCGCAATCCGGGAATCCTACAGCTGTGGCGAAAACTGGAGAATGATCTTCACCAGGCCAAGGCCGACAAACAACTTGAGGTTGGACTGCCCAGCGGTCGGGTTCTCACCTACCGCAACATCATGTCGCAGTGGCCAGAGAAGCAGAAGTATGACAAGGACGGCAAAATGCGTAAGCCAGCCTGGACTGCGTGCGTTGAACGAGGCGGTCCGCAGATCCCATTCTATGGCGGGAAACTTTGCGAGAATTTGGTGCAGGCTGTGGCGCGTGACGTCATGGGGGCATCCATTCTCCGCCTGGAAAAAGCTGGCTGTCCGGTCGTGATGCATATTCACGACGAGGCAGTTTGCGAAGTTGACAAGGACGTTCCGGCTGGGGAAATTGAAAGGCTCATGAGTGAATCCCCCGAATGGCTTGAAGGTTGCCCAATCGGGGCGGAAGCGGTGGACGCGGAAAGGTACAAGAAATGACGCTCTTCCGTATTCCCAATTTGTCGTCGTCGGTTGCCAGTGCCTGCACTCCATGGGCGGGAAATGTGAACCAGCCACCGAGCATGAAGCCAGAGGATGCCAAAAAGTGGTCCACCAGTTCGCAGACGGACGGAATGTTCGTCAGCGGATTCGAGGGACGCGCGCCCTCCATGCGGGTAACCAAGGACAACCCGCCGGCCAAGATGCATGCGTTCGTGGTTGATTACGACGCCGAGATAACCGACAGCGAGTTTATCGACAGCCTGGCCAACAAGGTCAAGGGCTACAAACCCAACTACGCCCACAGGACTCCGAGCGGCGGGGCCCGGGTCATCTGGATGTTTGAGGAACCGGCGCAGATCCCGGTGGGTCTGCTTGAGCCGTTTATCAAGCGGATGGCGAAGGAACTGGGGATCAAAAAGATATTCCCCGGCCTGGACGAGAACTACCTGCGCCCGGAGCAGTACTACGCGTGGTATGAACCGATCACCAAGGTAAGTGACAAGCCAATCCGGTCGGAAACGATCTTCAGCTGGCTTGCCACGACGATTGACTCAGCCTCCAAGTACCGAGGCGAAGGTCCGGTGGAGATCCCGATGGACCGGGTTCGCGCACGGGTCGAGGAGATGTTCTCCGGACGGTTGGTTGGAAAGCTTGAGGTCAACTCAAGGACCAACGCATTCTGGTCTCCAACCTCGGACAACCCTACGTCCTGCGTGGTCACTCCGACCGGCATGGTCAGCTTCTCGCAGGAGAAGAGCTTCTACAGCTGGGCCGACATCCTCGGAGCCGGCTGGGTAAAGGAGTTTGAGGAAGACCGCCTGGGCGCTCCGCTGTCCAACTATTATTACGACGGCAAGAAGTACTGGCGGCGCGACGGCACGGGTGTGTGGCGCGATGCCGAGTCAGATACGGCCAAGAAAGACATTGCCAGCATCTACGGACTGTCGCTGGCCCCGATGCAACGGGGTGGACAGTGCGAGGTTGACCAGACCATGTTCCGCATCCGCGAGACACGGCGGGTTGACGAGGCCGGCCCGATCCTTTTCAACAAGGAGGAGATCGTCCACCTGGGCGGCAAGAACATCCTGAACGTCTCGCGCGTCAAGGTTCTCGAGCCCCGCTCGGAGCCCTGCACCAAGTGGGGCGACGGGTTCCCGTGGATGGCGCAGTTTCTGGACGGGTTCTTTGATCCGTCCGATTCGCTCCAGTACTTCCTGGCGTGGCTCCACCACTTCTACACCTCGGCCCGTGCCGGCAAGCAGTCGCAAGGCCAGGCGATCTTTATCGCCGGTCCGGTGGGCGTGGGTAAGACGCTCCTGGGCACCCAGGTTGTCTCCCGTCTTCTGGGCGGAGGTTGTGACGCATCCGGGCACATCTCGGGCGAAAGCGAGTTCAACTCGGAGATGTTCGAGGTGGGCGTACTCAACGTCGACGACACGATTGCCTCAACGAGCCACGAGAAGCACCTGCTGTTCTCCAACACGGTCAAGAAGTTTGTCGCCAACCGGCGGCACCGCTACCGGGCCATGTGGAAGAATCCCTCCACCATCGAGTGGAGCGGGCGGGTGTTTGTCACGCTCAACGACGATCCCGATTCGATGCGGGCGGTTCCCTACACCGATGCGAGCATCCTGGACAAGCTGATGCTTTTCAAGGCCTCGTCCCGCGGGGTGAGATTCCCCGCGGCCAAGGAACTCCAGCGTATCCTGGACGGCGAGCTTCCGGCATTTGCCCGGTGGCTTGTCGACATGGATATTGCCGACGAACTCAAAAGCTCAAGCCGGTTTGAGGTGAAGTGTTACCACCACCCCGACATCCTTGAGGACACCCGGACCACGCACCCCAACCACGCGTTCTCCGAGCTCCTCGACGAATTTTTGGCGAGCTTCAAGATGTCCAATCCCAAGGAGATCGTCTGGAAGGGATCGGCCACGCAGCTTCTGACCCAGATGCTCAACGATCCGGGTCTGGAGAAACTCACCCGCCACTATGCGGCCACACCCGAAAAGATGGGCCAGCGGCTTGCCAAGCTGATGACCACAAAAAGCATCGAGCGTGTGACCCTGCATGGCAAGGTGACCTGGAAGATCCCGATCGAGGCGGAGACGGTTGGCTAGCCTACAAAAAGGTTTTTGGTAGCATCAACATATGCCCAACGCCTTTTTGGTACCCGTCAAGCCGGGGGAGGAAGCCTGCTGCTCGTGCGAGAACTCGTTTGATCCGTGCACATGTTGTGAACTGGATTCGACCGACTCGTACTTAGAATACCATGGATCTGATGAGTGCCCCAACGTAGGACAGCCTTGTCCATCCGGACCAGACCCTAATTCACCATCTTGCTCCGGATTCCGAATAGGACCAGTCAACCTGTACTCCGCGGAATTTTCCACATTCTGCCTGCGCTCAAAACAGCCCAAGGCGTCCGTATCCATTACGGCGGACAACTTTGGATACGTAACCGGAGAGTCTGGACAGATTGGGTGCCCCAGCTCCAACACGTGTGTTATTTGCAGTGAAAGCGGAATCCTGACACCGTTTGTGGAAACGGTTTCACCAACCACATCAAGGCTCAAACTAACGGCGTTTGCGGAGAACGCCCCACACGGCGGACCGTACTCACTTTACGTCACCGCCAACTTTTACCTGGAGTAACCCATGACCGAACTGGATAAAAAGAAACTGGCGGAAACCGAAAAGCTCCACGCCGCGATGATGGCCAAAAAGCTGACCGGATCGATGGCAAACTGGGCCAGGTCGGGATTCAAAAAGGTCAGTCCCGAGGCCTACCAGAAGCGGATGGAAATCTGTCGCAAGTGCGAGTTCTGGCAGGAAAACGTAAGGCTGGGATACGGCAAGTGCCTGAAATGCGGATGCGGCAAGGGCAAGCACTGGCTTCCCCACGAGCAGTGCCCGATCGGCAAGTGGGGCAAAGAAACACCTTGACGCCTTCCCGTGCCGGCCGGCATATTGGCGGCACGATGAAAAAGAAACACACCAACGGGCGCATTCATATTGTGTCCGAGAAAGAAATTCCATACGTCGAGCTCAAAGTCGACATGGACAATGAAACCATTGAAATGTTGGCCCAGGCCGGCTGGATTGAGATCCAGCACGACAAGGATGCCCTGGTCAACTACGCCTTCTCCAAGGCGCTAGAGGAGTATGTCGGTCACGCAAGACAGGCTCGCTGAATGTCTGGTATTCTCCGTAGCCGCGCTTCTGGGCGCCGCTATATGCATATTTCTAACCGGATTATTCTGGTCTGCTTACTGCTGGCTACGCAGGCTCTGGTACCGGCTCTTTTAGCCGAGCAGCAAATCCTCCAGTCGGTTGTCCGGATCAACGCCTTCTTTGTCGACAAACAGGAAAGCAAGCGGGGAACGGGCATCGTCATCGAGCAGGGTGTCATCACCGCGGCCCACATCATCGAGGGTTGCGACCAGATCAACATCCACGCCGGCGACGGGGACGACACGGTCGTCTACGACGGGGAACTTTTGTTTTCCGACAAGGTGGCCGACATCGCCCTGATCAGGGTCAAAAACGACTTCAACGCGGAAATCAAACTGACCCCCGCGGTCCTCAACACCAACTTTCCCGTCCAACCGGGCACCGAGGTGTACGCCATCGGCAATCCTTTGGGATTTACCAGGACGATCTCCAAGGGCATTGTCAGCGCGAGTGGAACCCGCAGGGGCGAACGTTACCTGCTTACCGATGCTTTGACCCGCAAGGGCAACTCCGGAGGCCCACTAGTCAACCACAAAGGGGAAGTCATCGCGATGGTGCTGGGAGGCCTGGACACGGCTCCCCAGGGCCAGTTACCGGCCAAGGACAACGCTCCTGAGTTCACCTACACGATTGCAGCGGCCGACATCCATGAGTTCCTGGAATCAAAGGATATAGTCCAAAAGGGATACCTGGGAGTGGTGGGCAAGACCGTACGGATGAGCCATGGGATGGCTTTGACTGACGAAGCCCTGGAGGTGACCAAGGTGGTCTCCCCCTGTGGGCTTATGGTAGGGGACATCATAGTCAGCCTGGAAGACTCCCAGATTGCCACGCAAAGGGACCTAATACGGGCTGTACGACGTCTTTCCCCTGGAACCAAGGTCACGGCCTTCATCATACGTAATGGCTCGTTTATGCGCCAATCTGTGGATATTACCAGCCGATAACCCCTGGAAACATTGAGTCTTAGACCCCCCACCCAATGGTGGTTTTGTAAGTAGTTATAGATTCGAGGGTTGTAGATTCTAGGGTTGGGGGGTGGGGGGTGGGGGGTACATTTTGAACTTCGTTGCCGTGCGGCTGTTGCGATTTTGCGTGTTTTTTATTTGCGCGTGGGGTAACGAGTTGAAATACCCCCACCCACCCCCACCCCTCCCACCCCCCTCTCTTATTATATATTATATATATTTAAAAATAAAAGAGATACAGAAGTGGGACCCCTTGCTTAGGGGGGTGGGGGGTGCATCAATTTGGGTGGGGGTATACCCCCACCCTGCGACAGATTTGAGTACCCATTTGGGGGTATACTACCCACTAGTAAGTAGACTTTGTAGAGACTACCACCATTTATAGCTAAGCAAATAATAACCTAGTTGTATACTGGGAAGGGCTGGACTCGAACCAGCGAAGGCGTAAGCCAAGAGATTTACAGTCTCCCCCGTTTGACCGCTTCGGTACCTTCCCGAGCCGGTATTAGTAGACTAAGAAAAACGACGGAGCCGACGTCGCGGTAATCGCGGACACGGTGCTGGCAGACAGGCTGCTGGGTAGAGAAGTGACGCTAGTAATCCCCAAAGAAGAGGTTATGGCATAAGTACCAGCGGGCGCCCCCGAGCTAAGGCTACCTAGTACTCCTTGATTATATACTGCAAAAGAACCAGAGTTCGACACCGTTCCCGCTGTATTGACCGCACAAACCAAATACCATCCCCTTTGAATCTCACCGCTGGTGAGCGTTAGAGTCACTGTTTTGGACCCCGGGGTGGTTGTAGTGGTATAGCTACTTTCAGCGACAAGGGTTCCGGAAGAGACGCCTTCGCTAACCGAGTACAGTCCGACTAATCCCGCCCCGCCCGAGCCACTCAAAGCGTTCGAGATGGCGCTAATTGACGAAGCCGAAATGTTCGAAGCAATGAAGTACGGAATCAGGCTCATGTTTCCGTTGGTGAAATTATTGCTGGCGGGTGCAGAGGTGGGCTGAACCAGAGCCGGATATCGAATACGAGTGGTCCCGCTGGATTCCCGAGGGAACGCGTAGGAGTTGGAGGGATCGATGTCCTCGATGTTGAGGTCGTTAATAATGCTGTTATTAAAAACCTGTTTGATTTGTGCCGCCAAAACCCGGTCGGGGGTTGCTACTGAAATTGCAAAATCGTCAGCCATGGACCTATGCTATTTTGTTTACGGGGAATGTCAACTATTTCCAGGGTCTTTTCTTTTTAAGAATTCGCCCATTACATACGCTTTTCCCGCCATGGTGTTTGGCGGTCCGGTAAAGTGATACAGATACTTGGCTGGGTCGTAAGGCATGATCGCCGCCTGTAGCTGGGTGACCGGTGTGATGTCATGACATTTGGAAAAATCAAAGTCCACCCGTCGGCTGACGGCATAGTTAAACGAGGACTGTTCCAGCCGAGCGTCCACCCCCATGCTCGACCCCCATTGGACCCATCGATGCCATAGCCCTCGAATCTCTTCCAGAAAGCCAATGTCCTTAAAACAAAAAGTCCCGGCATTCATGCCAAAGACCTTTTCCATTTTCAGCTTGTCCTCCCGCGGGGCCTTGTCGTAGGCGTACCAGCGGTCGATCATTTCCCGGCCCTCGAATACCACCGAGAATTCCTTGTCCGGATGAATCAATGATTTTGGATTGCCAAAGCAGAACACGTCGGAGTCCAGGTAAACATACTGGTCATAGCCCTTTGGGACCATCTCCGAGGATTTGAGGAAGCCAGGGTAACCTTTGGGCAACGGGGCCACGACGATGTTGTGTTTGAACTTGCCAGTGATTGTCTTGGTCGCCACTACACAAAAGTCGGTATCCGAGTCCAGGGTCATGCTGTCGTAAAGCATGTTGATGCAACTGTCCGCCCCGGGCGAGAAGTCCGATACCGTGTAAACCAGAGTCTTCAAGCCGCCGACTATAAATTTTCCTTGCCAGGGGTCAATTGAATTGAGACACTGACCCTACGCATGACTTACGCAGCAAACCTTCCCCAGCATCAATACTGCTGGGTCGACAAATCAATCATGAGTAACGGCGAGGTGAAAGGCTGGGAGGAGGGTGTTTGGTTCGGCCTGCTCTCCACTCCGCACCGCGCATGGGGTTGCTCGGTGATGCTCAAGTGCGGGGCCCTGTACCGCGGGCTCCCACTCCATGCCCTTTGCCACGACCGTGTGGGTTTTGACGTCAAATGGGAAATCGGTGACGCACAGCGGTGGGACTGTTTCGGCTACAACTTCTCGCCGATCCGTTACGACTACCTCCGGGAACTCGATGTCGATGTATGGATCGCCAAGCGGCAGAACTGGGTTTCGGGTCATTATGTTTTTACGGCGGAGCCTTATGAAGACTCCTACTCTTTGGAGCCTAGTCAAACGAAGTCCCACAACTTTATTGCCCTGGAGAACGGGCGATACACCTGCGTTCCGAACAACAACATCCTTTGGAAAGAATCAAGCTTCGTCAAATCGCAAGGCAAACCAAGCTGGCTGCGGGTGCAGTCGGAAAGCTGGCACGCCGAGGAACCCGGGTTTGACAAGGTGGTGACGGAGGAATCAGCATGAGAACGATTGACTTTACCGTGAACATATTCGGCTGGGTATTTTCGCTTTACCTGGACGTTTACCCCGCGGTCCGGCGGGAACACAAGACCGGATACGGCTCGACCTCCAACTTCGGCAAATGGAAGACCGCTCCGCTCGGAGCCCCGGTCAATCCATACAATGTGACCAAAAAGAAAAGGACCCGCAAAAAGTGAGAAAGATCATGATCGGAACCCCGTGCTACGGCGGGATGGTTACCGCGGAGTACGCCAACTCCCTCGCCGGCTCGGTCCTGTTCTTCCAGGAAAACAAACTCGACCTACGCCCGCTTTTGGCGGCAAACCATTCGGTCATCCAGATGGCCCGCAACCTTGTCCTCCACGAAGCATTGAAATATGAGATCGACGACCTGGTGTGGATCGATGCCGATATCGAGTGGGACCCGACCGACCTGCTCCGGCTCTGCCTGTTTGAGGAGGACGTTGTCGGCGGCACCTACCGCAAGAAAGACCCCGACACCACCCACTTCACGGTCGAGATGATCCGGGGCAAGGAAGAGCCAGACTCCCGCGGCCTGATCGAGGTGTCCCGCCTGGGCACCGGATTCCTTCGCGTGACCCGCAAGGCGCTTTTGGCCGTGGCCAACAGTTGCGTCGAATACGACGACAAGGGCCGGCACATCAAGAACGTCTTTGAGATCGGCATGAAGGACGGCCAGTTCCTTTCCGAGGACTACTGGTTTTGCGAGAAGCTGAAAGCCGCCGGCTTCAAGATCATGCTGGACACAAACACCAGCCTGGTTCACCACGGTGGGTACGGTTTCAAGGGCGAGTTCAAACATTTCCTTTGGTGGCTCAAACAAAATGGTCAAGACAAAGTGGCTTGATCTGGCATTAAGGCTCGCCGATGCCGCCCGTCAATCCAGCACCGACCAGTTCGTCCGGGTCGGCGCAGCGGTTCTTAGAAACGACGGTTCGGTCTGTGGGGTTGGCTACAACGGATATCCGCCCGGTTTTGATCTCGGATTCAGCGAAGCTACAGATCGTGACTTCCGCCGGGACTTTATGGTACATGCGGAGACCAACGCGCTCGCCTATTCGACTCCCGGTGAACCGTTTCTCCTCGCCGTAACCTATCCGCCCTGCAAGCGGTGTGTCCTGGAAGCCGCCCGCTACGGCGTCAAATACATTGTCTGCAACCAGGAAGTCAGCCAGGACGTTTGGAAGTTTGCGTGCCGCCTTGGAATTACGATCGGCTTTGAAAAATAAATTTAATTTTTAAAGTGATGTAACGTTACAATTGGGGGAAAAAAGGGTGGGGGGTGGGGGGTATCGGTATAGGGGGTGTCCGAAGCCCACGACCGACCCGTGCGGGAAGGGTGGGGGGTAGGACACAACCGAAAGGATAACTAAACAATGAGCAACGCAACACTAACTAACTTCTCCTTTGTCGAGAAGCAGAGCATCGTAACCCGTGAGCAGGGCGTGTCGGAAAAGACGGGACGCCCCCTCGCCCGCTTGGAGTATTCCGTGTCGAACGGACTCCTGATGGGCAAGGGTACGCTCGCCCCCGCAACCGCCTTGAAGAAATACCTCAAAGCGAATGGTGGGGAGGAGCAAGCGAAGGGTAAGGCCTTCGAGGGTGTGAAGGTACAGCAGCAGCAAACCTTCAACCGATTCACCGATCGGATGATGAACAAGGCGAAGGAGGATCTTGCCCAAGGTAAGATGCAAGCCCACACCTGCCTCGCCCAGATGGAAGGGGACACCGTCACGGGGTATGTCTTCAAGGTGAAAGTGGCGGGTAAGGCCTTGAAGCGGGCGAAGTTCGCGGAGGCGTTGACCACCGCGGGCATCGAAGGCCAGCGGTTCGACGACCTGATGGCCGCCTACGATAAGGGACAGGCCTAACCTACTGGAGGGGGCGGGGGTTCACACCCCCCGCCCCTTCTTTTTTAACCCATAGAATCCATGAATCTAAGAATCCTTGGCTATCTCGATCACGCGCGCGTTTTCACTATCATCCCGCGCTTGGCTCATCGGGGAATCAGTGCGAAGGACGGCAAGGTTAACGACTGTCTTGCCATTGCTTCCTTGATTCTGCGAAGCCAGTCCCAATGCGGGTCGAGCCACGCGGTCAAGCTTCTCGAGAACCTCGACATGTTCACGCACTTCTTTGCGGCTTCCAGGCATCTCGGCTTCGAGGACATCCAAGCTATGATCGACTTGATTGGCGATCCTGTTCAGATATCGGGCCTGTCGATCGACCTGATCCTGTACCACGGCTTGAGTGTTCGCACGTACAATCTTGTCAGTAACTTCGTCCCTTTTCTTTACCCAACCGTGCCTTTTGATTCGAGCGTCCAAAGTGTTCTTACTCAGGCAATACGTCGATGCAATGAAGCTACGACTCTTCCCTGCAATGAAGTCCTTCTCAATCGCTTTCCAGTCCAACATCAAAGACTTACCCATAGCCGTAGCTTATATGCACCATCGTGCAAGAGTCAAGGCATCCCTGATTCGAGGATTCATCGAATCGCAACCACAAGGAGTTAGAACCAAATGAGCAAGCCACTATATCAGCAGCTGCACGACGAGGCTGTCGAGCACGAACTGGGTGTCGTGTTTGAGGAGCCCAGTGTACAGCCCGAGCAGGTGCACGTCCCCGAGCCCGAGGAACCTGTGACCGAGGAGGTCGGCAGTTTCCTTCAGGACTTCGGCCACCTCCGTGCCATGGTCAAGGCGCGCGAGGTCAACGACCCGATGAGCAGTTCGGGTCGCTGGGATGACCTTCAGCTCGACCTGCGTCAGCCCCATATCCCAGCGGTTCGGCGAGACCCGGTGCGCCGTCACCTCAAGCTGACCCTGCCCGAAGGCGTGACCGTTCCGTTGATCAGGCTGGGGCCCGCGCTGGGTGAGACCCTCGGGCTCAAGGCTGCTGGCGGTGCCAACAAGTATGCCCTGACCAGCATCAAGACCGACAAGTGGGAGCACAACACCCACGAGCGTGCGGTGGCCAGCGGTGAGCGCAAGTTCGAGGCTGACGAGCGTCGCACCTTTGCCAACTTCGATGCCCCGGCCAAGACCGCCACCCAGATGCTGGGTCGTCTTGTCCGTGCCATGCGGTTCGGTCACCCGTCCCGCAAGGCACACTTCGAACAGCAGTTCCGCCTGTTGTGGTCGGTGCGTGGCCAGCTCCGTGCCACCCTTGGCGTCAGCCCCCGCAAGCCCGTGGTCAAGCCCAAGGTGGTCGTGACCGTGGCGCCCAAGCCCCTTCCGCCCAAGCCCGAGTACTTCGACAGGCTCTTGGCCGAGCTGGGGGAGAACGCCGCCAAGCTGGGCACGCTTCCCCGCCACGACCTGATCGACGATGACCAGAAGGCCATGCGGACCAAGCTCATGGCCCGCCAGCGGTTCATCCAGTCGACCATCGGGAGGTGGATGTGAACTGTATTGTCTGCAACCAACCCGTCGAGGCGGAGCGTCTTGACCTTGGCTTCTCCAAGTGCAAGGGCTGTGCCTTTGACTGGCCGGAACCCAGGCTCAAGGGGGCGATGGTCTACGGTGACAAGACAGCGGGAGCCATCAACGTGATGACCCCCGAAAGCTTTGGAAACTACAAACGAATTTCGCGCAGGGTCGGTCAGCGTTCGGCACTGAGAAATGTGCTGGACTCTGGCGGTCGCTCGCAATAACCAAAAGGAGATACACAAAGTGAAAAACAAACCCATCCTCTACACCCTGACGGTGTGGAGGCACGACAGAACCTGTGGCCACGACTACCACTGGCTGACGCTCAAACAGGCGCTCAACATGATCGAGGACCTGACCACGGGAAACACCTGCATCAGCAACCCCGACAACCGGTTCGAGTTGTACCCGAACGAGGCGGTCGTATGAAATTCCGAGACGAAGACGCACCCTTGTTTGATGTCCGACAAGACCAGCTGGGCAGGATGCAGGACAAAGGCTTCTTCATCCGTTTCAATAACGGATACGAGGTCAGTGTCCAGTTCGGAACCTACAACTACAGCGACAACGGGCAGACCACGGCGGAGGTTGCCGTGTTTGACCCCAAAGGTGGCTTGGTCAAGTTGGGGGAACACGACGATGTTCTCGGGCGTGTCACCCCTGAGCGGGTGGCCGAGCTGATCTACGAATACTCGCTGATCAAAAAGGAGGAAACCGTATGAACCAAGAGACACCAACCACAACGTTCTGCCCTGTCTGCAAAGGCACGGGCTTGGACTTCAGAAACGTGTACCCGGACGGCTCGCCTTCCTACTGCGAGGAGTGCGACGGCTACGGGGAGGTAAACAAATGAGCGACTACATCCAGCTTGGAGAGGTTCCCTATGACGTGAAGATCGTCAAATCGGGAACCCGCTTCTACCACAACAGCGAGGCTTACAAGGGTAAGCGGACGATCGACGTGTCCAAGGTCCCGTCGGACGGGTGGACGGACTGGTGGCTCCTCGAATCCTCGAAGCCGTTGCCAGTGACCGATGACCCTTGCCACCCATACCCCAAGGTACGGTCGGCAAGCTTCACCGACGTGAGCTACGACTACGGCGGTCCGGGCCAAAGGTTCACCAAGAGGGCCAGCGCCCGCAGGATGGGACGCTGGAAGGTTCTGGTCACCCAAAGCGGAGGGCTCGACATATGAACGGGAAGTCTGGACAAAACCTGTCGAGGTTCGCCCTTCGTGACGGTTTGACGGCTTACCATAACCGGAAGCTGACCATGCACGACTGGCGAAAGAACATCCTAATGGCAAAGCAAAACGCCAAGCTTCGTGTGGCACGGGAGAATGATAGTGGTCTTGAGCGTTCCCACGCTCTGACTGATATCAACCGAAAGGTGATCAAGAAAAAGATGATGACCATCAATGAAGCTTACGAAAGGAACAGGACAACCAAGCCGTTTGGAATGTTCTGGGTTCTATGCGGGTAGACCAAGTGCCCCCCTTACACGGGGGCACAAGTCTGGCCGATAGGCTGGAAACAACAGATAACCCTAACCAAAGGAATACAAATGAAAGTCAATAACAAAATCGTAATCTCGGTCTGCCACGGGACTTCCCCCAGCGGGAATCTCACTGGACGCTACTACACCGCCTCAGTCGAGGGGTGGGAGGGCGAGGGCTTGACGGAGAACGAGGCGGTCATCGACGCCACGCACGCGCGTGCCGAGGCGATGATCAAGATCAACCACAACAACCGGGGCTTCGGAACCCGTCTTAACTTCGCGGAGGTCGCATGACCGCTCGCGAGTGTCTAGACGTTCTGACGATCCTATTGCAGCTCGGCTTGGCGTTTATCGCCATACCGACCTGTTTGGTGGCATCCGCGATGCTTCTGATCAAGCTTTGCAAAATGCTTGCGGAGGATGCTCGATGAACCCCAACAGCAAAATCTGGAGGGCTGGACAGGAAATCCAGCTACGGGGAAAGCAAGGCCAAGGCCTTGAATTCACCATCAACACGGGAGCGGTCATTGTCAACGGAGTTGTCCACCCAGACGGGTGGGTGTTGCCCGAGACGATGATCAACGTCAGAACTCAGGACAACACCTGGGGATTCTACGTGGCATCCGAGCTTGAGCGTCCCTACAGGATTCCAAGCTTTGAACAGCTGGTCGCCATCATCCGTTCTTGGACGGGTGACTGGGCGTTCCGCTTCCGCAAACAGAAACAAGCCGTGCTCAATGGCGCGGTCAACGAGGAGGAAAATGACAATGAGGTTGACTAACACAAGTTGGGAGTGGGCTAGGTTCCATGCCTATCGCAGCAAGGCGAGCAACACGTTCGTCTTTAACTTTGCTCCGACAGCTCTCGGATTCGAGATCTACTGGAGCACATCGTCCACCATCGTTTATCTGGAGCTTGGCATCGGGACACTGATGCTTCGATTCAGCAAATGAACTACCCATTACCCGTCGTAGCCGAAAAGGGCAAGCTCCAGCATTTGCTGGGGCTTGACCCGATTCCTCGGACGTCCACTTACAGCTTTCCCCGCGGGAAGGTTGTGCTTCGGACACAACGTCTGCCAACCAAAACAGAGATTGGTAGCGTGGGCCTCTATTACACCGACCTTGATGGATACAGGGCGATGTTTGAGGTTCGTGCCACCTACGAGTGGACAAATGCAGGAAGGGTCGCCTCGTCGGAACCATACTACATCTTCAAGACTGGATGCGTAAGCCAATCCAGCTTTGATGCCTTGATTCAGACAATCAAGATGATCCACGAGAAGATCCAAACCACGTTCAGAAAGCCGAGGCTCGATGAATAAGCGTAAACAAAAACTTATCCTTACTCCTCGGGACAGGATTAGGTGCTTCCTCGAAGCCTATTATCCAGACGAAGTTGACAAGATTCTTCTTGCTGACGGATTGGATAATGCTTTCAAGGGTGTAATAAACCGTGACGGAAAACCTGTGGCGGTTTATGGCAAAAGAACCTGTCTCTTTGAGCTGGCTAAAACAAACAACTGGTCAATCGACGATGCTGAGGAGTATTTCTCCTTCAACGTTGAGGGAGCTTACGTCGGCGATCGGACACCACTCTTTATGGAGGAACTATGAAGCTATTTAGCAAAGGCGATCAAGTCTGGTGGCGTGGCTCGTGGGGCAACGAATCTTGGGAGAAAGCCAAGATCGTTGGCATCGAGCTTGTCAACGATGGACAGAAACAAGGTGGAATCGTCGTGGAGCAGATTCCCGTTGAGGTCAAAGACCATTGCGTGTTTGACCTAGCCAACGGGCATTGGGCTTACGGCTACCAAATCAAGGAGGTGACAAATGAGTAATACTAAAGAGCGTATCATCACAATCGACACGACTGGCGGGGCTCTCAACGGAATCCCGGTAATCCAGTTCCTTGTCGCGAAGCAGGGTCTGCAAGCCCTGAATCGCGGCATGAGGTTAACCCGGTTCGCCACACCCCAACGTTGCATGGAGATCATCTCCTCAATCACGGGCTACAAGTACAAGCGAACCGACAGGAACGTGGCTTTGCGAGATGCGGAAGTTGTCCAGCATCTTTTGCAGGAAGCTCGTAAGCAAATCCTCGCAGACAAGGCGCTTGTATGACATACACAAACGACATCGAGGTGGAGTTCGACTATGACGGGAAACGTTATAGTGCGATGGCCGATGTCACCGTTGAGTTGTCCAGACAGGATGTCGGTCCGATAGGATACCGAGATCATGTCGAGCGGTTTGCCACCGATTCGGTGACTATTGAGAATCTTTCCATTGGGGGGCTTCCCGATGGTGAAGACTTTGCCGTCATCCCGGACGACATCAAAAACCTGGCTGAATCCAGGCTTTCGGAGATTGCGTCCGAACGTGCGGAAGAGTTTCTGGCGGACGAGTGATGAATCTTAAAGTATTCATTCACTCCGATTCGCGTGGAAACCGAAACGGAGTCTACGAGTTCCCGAACCGAGAGAAATGCTACAAGTGGTTGAACACCAATCTCTTTGGCAACAAAGTTTCTGCTCGACTTCGGCTCCAGTTAGTCAAGGATGGTTGCGTTGAAGACGCAAACAAAACCATCGTTGGTTACTGGTATGAACTCAAACACGACAAGCCGACATCGAAAGATGGAAAGCTTGTCTTTCCAATGACAACAAAATAAGGAGGTATCAAATGGCAAAATTCAAATTAGAAATTGATACGGACAATGCGGCTTTCGGGGATGCCCCGGAGTTTGAATTGTCCCGAATCTTGAGCGAACTCTCCGACGATGTGGCCGATGACCAGCGCGAAACCTACACCATTCGCGATGAGAACGGCAACACCGTAGGCAAAGCTACTTGGTCTTGACGGTCAGACCCCGCGCGCCCGATGAGGGCGTGTCGGTCTGCCCGTGTGGGCGGAACAAAACGAAACCAAAACCGAAAGGAACACTACAATGGAACTAACAATACCAACTCAGGTTGTCGACGACTTCGGTCGCGCAACCGAAAACCTCAAGCTCTCCAACGAGCGACGGAAAGAGTATCGCACTCTCTTCCTCGAATCCGCGAAGCTTGGAAACAAGGAATGGTCGGGTCAGCTGTTCGAGGTTCGCATGGACGAACACGACAAGCAAAGGCTCGTCAAACCGTTGCTCCGGCAACACCTCCTCAAAAGGCTCACACCCGAGGAAGTCGACCATATCTTCCAGGCGTCAACCGTGACGTCGGAGGAATGGCACTTCACGGCTCACAGGATTCCAACAGGTGAGTGAGGCAGTCAAGATTCACCCTGCGATCACCAAGTCCGATGGGCTTGTGATCTATGACCGGGACAATGTGATGGTCGACCCGACCCTCTACATTTCCATGAAGGAAGCGGAGACCGCGCTTGCCAACTACACGGACGCCGACATCTGGTCGGTGGTCGTGGAGCGCAAGCACAAGGTCAACGACGCCCCCAGGGTCAAACGGGGAAAGAAGCTACGCCCACTCATCATTGAATACGTGAAAGGAGATTCACTCATATGATTATTACAGCTGCAAGAAACTCGGCGGTCATCGAGGGTGGCGGCGAGTCGGTCGACTACAAGATCGACACGGCCAACCTCGGTCACATCGCCAGCATCCTCCGCAAAGCCTACTCCGATCCCATCCGTGCGGTGGTTCGTGAGTACGGCACAAATGCGTGCGAGGCGCACATGCTCAACGGCAACGAGAAGAAGCCGTTCGAGGTGACGCTTCCCACGTCCTTGGCTCCTACCTTCAAGCTCCGTGACTTCGGTCCGGGTCTTGGCGTTGAGTCGTTCAAGGACTTGTTCTGCTCATACGGCGGATCAAGCAAGCGGACGAGCAATAAGTTCACAGGTTGCCTTGGCATCGGTTGCAAGTCCTATGGCTCGTACACCGACTCCTGCACCGTGACCGACATCCACGACGGAACCAAGCGCATCTGGAACTGCTACATCGACGAGAGCGAAGTGGGCAGAGCCACGATGCTCAGCGAAACCAAGACCAACGAACCAAGCGGGGTTGAGATTGCCATCGCCGTCCGCCCGACTGACGTTGAGCGGTTCCGCTCGACGGCCATCCGTGTCTACAAGGTCTTTGACGTCCAGCCCAAGCTGGTCAGCGCGAAGGCTGAGGAGCACGAGATGCTTGCCAAGCGTGACTATAGCGAAGGCTCGGTCAAGGGAAGCAACTGGTCTTTCCGTGGCGATAACAATAGCTGGCTCCAGATGGGGCTGGTTTTGTATCCGTTGAAAGCCGACTTCGCCGGACCCAACTCGGTGAAGGAACTCATCAACGCCGGCGTCTATGTGCGGGTCGAGCTCGGGGATGTGCAGATCGCACCTTCCCGTGAGGACCTGCAATACTCGCAGAAGACCATCCAGAGTCTGATCAAGCATCTGACCCCGATCGTCAACACGATTGGTGATGAGCTTATCAAGGCTGTGCAGGGTGCGCCCGACATCATCGCGGCGTACCAGGTTGTTCGCGAGTTCCGCCGTCACGGGGAGTATGGCTCAAGCAACTTCCGTGACGCCATCGTCAAGAAGATCAAGCCCAAGCTGACGTGGAAGGGTATTTCACTCAGCGGGGACTTTGAGCTTCCGCTTGCGGAGACTGAGAAAAACGCCAAGGGTGAGATCACCAAGACACCCAAGACCATTCTTGAGGAGCACGGCATCACCCTGCTTCGGATGGGCAAGCGAAGCTGGGGTAAGTCAAAGGTGAGTGTCGACCGTGATGACCACAGAATCCATATCCAAAAAGATATGGAAGTGTTCTTCAACGACACCAAGACCGGCTCAGGTGAGGCCCGAATTCGTCACTGGATGACGAATACCACGGACTACAACAACAATGCAACCATCTTTGTTGTATCCTGCAAGAACGGTGGCAAAGCCTGGCTCGAGGCCAATGTGCCTTGGTTCAAGCATGTGCCGTTCCGCTCGATCGAGGCGTTACCCAAGCCGCCAGCGAAGACATTCGTTGATGAGAACGGTGATCCTGTGACCACCGTCAAGGACAAAAAGCATTCCCGCGGGAATCTGTTTGTCCTTCGCTCGGACTATGCGGATCAAGACAAGCTCAGCGACCATTGGAATCTTGGACAGGCGCCGGATGGCGAGACTGTCTTTGTCCGACTCAACAAGTTTGAGTGGTCTGCGACCCTTGGAAGAGACGCGTTCTACAGCAACTACGAAACCTTGCACGATGCAGTGGGGTATCTGAAGGCTATCTCTCCGGTCAAAACGCTTTACGGCGTCAAGGTTGCCGACGAGAAAGCCAAGGCTAACTATAACCTCATCTGCCTCCACGAGGCTCTCGACAAGTATGTCAAAGAGTTTCTCGTTGCCAACCCGGACAAGGCACAACTGATTGCCGACCGCAAGGCGGCTCGGGTGTTCTTCTCCAACAACCGTTGGAGTAGTAATGGTTGGAAGGACTTCGGCAACTTCTTTGAGACGGAGGACTTGTTCAGGTGGTTTGAGAGTTCAAAGAACAAGCCAAGCCTCATCAGCAAGCTTGATTCGAAAAGTCCGTTCCGTGTCTACATGGAACACATTTATCGGATGCTTGGTGGAAACGAGCAAGAGCAACGGAAACTTCCCGTGTGGCTTAGGCGCCCCACAGGAGTCTGGCAGATTGGCCGTGGAGAAGACAGCAAGGAGTACAAAGCACTCTTTGATCTTCTTCCCGAGCCATCGTTTGATTTGAAGAAAGCATCCAAGGGTTTGGTCGATCGCTATCCGCTCTTCGTGAGAAACTCAGAGTCTCCCGATATGATGCGGAGCCATGCGTTCTCCATCCCAACACAAGCTTCGGTCGAATATGTGCGGCTCGTTGATGCCGCACGCGACGGCCGATAAACCAAAAACGAAAGGAACAATAGTATGAAATACATAGTAACTGACGAGAGTATCACGGCAGTCATCGGCGGCAAGGCTCACACCCTGCGCCGTGACCATGCCAACGCGAGACTGGTGATCGAAGCGATCGCCCGCGGGGACAACGAAGCTGACATCGAGAAGCTGATGGATGTCCAACAGGCCATGTCCGCTTACCTTGGCGATAACGTCGAGGTGCGGGACGGCGCTGTCCACCATCGTGGCGAGCAGGTTGACGAGGTCATCTCCAAGAGGATTCTGGACTTCATGTCCAACAATCTTCCGGTGGCTCCGCTGACCAGGTTCCTCGAGAATCTGTACAACAATCCGAGCCGTAACAGCCGGACGCAGTTGTACAAGTTCCTCGAGCACGAGCATCTGCCCATCACCGAGGACGGTCACTTCCTTGCCTACAAGTCGGTTCAACCCGACTACACCGACCACCACACCGGCAAGTTCAGCAACACGGTCGGCTCGGTGCTGAGCATCCAACGGCGCGACGTGGACGACAATCCCGACAACGGTTGTTCGTATGGTTTCCACGCCGGCTCGCTGGAATACGCAACCACGTTCGGAGGAAGCGACCGCAAGGTAATGATCGTCAAGATCAACCCTGCTGATGTCGTCTCGGTTCCCAACGACTGCGAATGCCAGAAGCTTCGCACTGCCCGCTATGAGGTCGTGGCCCACTACACTGGCCCGCTGCCCAAAGCGTACGCAGAAGCGTACGACTCGGTCGAAGACGACATCTATGAAGAGGATGACGTCGAGGCGAGCGAATCAACGGGTGACAACAGCTTGGTGACCGCCATTCGTGAGGCGGCTAACCGGCTCTTGAACGCCCTGCCCGGAAACAACTAATTGGAGGCGGGGGCGTGGGCAACTCCCACGCCCCCGTATTTTATGAAAATCAAATACATGACCACAGACAAATTGAAACAACGGCTTGAGGAACTCCGGACCCCGCAAGCTAAAACCGAAACCCGACCGGCTAAAGGCGACGAATCCGGTAGCCTGTATGCCCGTCACATTGCCGAGGAATTGGCAAGGAGGATCAAATGATTACTGAAGTTGAATACAAAGGAAAACAAGCCCGGGACATCGCCGGAACCAAGTATCCCTACGGATACGGATGGCACGAGGAAGAGGTGGAACGTA